ATGGCTCTTAGTGATACAAAACTCAGAAATCTTCATAATAAACCATACTCAGGATCGTCAGAGTTAACTGATGGTGATGGCTTGAGTGTGCGTATATCTAAAAATGGCACCATTGCATTTCAATACCGCTATCGATGGAATTCAAAGCCAACACGTCTAACTATTGGGAAATACCCAACCACATCACTAAAAGATGCGCGTATCATAATTTCAGAGATGAAAGAATTGTACACAAAAGGCATCGATCCTAAAATGTATTTCTCATCAGAGCAGTCTCACGCAACACTACAGGATTGCTTGGACTATTGGTGGGATAAATACGCTTCAACATTAAAAGATAATACTCAAATACTTTATAAGTCTGTCGTGTACACGACCATGTACACACAATTTAAAACGATACCTGTTGAAACAATAACCGCCTCAGCTTGGGTTAAATTCTTTGACGGGCAAGAAAATCTCAACCCTAAAAAAGCAAGGACGCTTCTTATACAACTAAGATCGGTCATCAATTGGTGTATTAGTCGCCAATTTATACAAAACTGTGAAGTGCTGAAGATCAGCCCCAAAAATATAGGAAAGAGAGCAGAGGTTGGCAGCAGGGTTCTTACATACAACGAATTAGCTCAGGTTTGGATTGCGTTAGATAATAATAAAGTTGTTTCATCAAATAAATTATTACACCAACTTCTGCTTCTTTGGGGTTCTCGTTTGTCTGAGCTAAGACAGGCAACAATTAATGAGTTCAATATGACCGATGAGATATGGACGACACCTAAAGAACACTCAAAAATGGGTAATACAATAAGAAGGCCAATATTTGAACAAATAAAGCCATACATTGAAAGGTTACTAAATCAAGGTAATGACATTCTATTCCCTGGTCAGATGCTAGATAAACCTCTCGATTTATCAAGTGCTGGCTTATACATGAGAAATTTAAGAAAGAAAATAGATATACCTGAATGGAGAACTCACGACTTTAGACGATCTCTAGTTACCAATCTATCTAGTGAAGGGGTTATGCCTCACGTCACAGAAAAAATGCTTGGCCACGAACTTGGCGGTGTAATGGCTGTTTATAATAAACACGACTGGCTCAGTGACCAAAAGGATGCCTATGAATTATATGCTGATAAAATATTTTGGCATGTTAATAAATTAAAATAACACCCTGCTATACTCTACAAAAACTAACCGGATCCGATATGAACCTCGCAAACCTAACTCAAGAAGAAAAAGACAAAATCAATGTCGATTTGGCAGCTTCTGGTGTCGCATATAAAGAACGACTCAATATGCCAGTTGTTGCGTCCGAAGTTGAACGACAACAACCAGCACATTTGAGAGCGTACTTTAATGAACGACTAGCGTTTTACAACAACAACAAACGTGGTATCTTTAACGATTTCGGATATAGATAAAGTAATGGGTAAAGAAATAAAATCATTGCAATACTTAAGGGGTGTTGCCGCTGTGTCAGTTGTGTTGTATCACTACAGGTGGTACTTAAACTCATACAATCAGGTTAATATACCAAACCTCGGCAATATTCTTTTTAATGGATTTGCATTTGGTGTTGATTTGTTTTTCGTAATCAGCGGCTTTGTTATTATTCTTTCTACAGAAAAAAACTTTGGCCTGTATAAAAACTCACTGTTTTTTTGTGTTAAAGCGAGTGTTTAGAATATACCCTATTTTGATTTTCTTTGTTTTAATTTCAATTGCAATCAAAACGCCTGGGTTAATTTTATCTATAAAATCAATCATCCCAATTCACTTAGATTATACCTCTAGAGCTCCTTTTTTTGGTTATAATGTATTGATTGTTGCTTGGACGCTAACTTATGAGATATTTTTCTATTTTATATTCCTCATATCAATGGCAATTAATCACAAATATAGAGGCGTTATTTGCTGTGTATTGATTTTATCAATGTTTTTGCTAGTTCAATATTATTTTTCTGGTGAAATAACACTAAACGCATATAAGTCACAAAACATAGCTCTACCTGTCTATTTTAGCGCTCCGCTTTCATTGATATCATCACCAATGATTCTTGAGTTTTGTCTTGGAATTATTGCTTACCAAATATATAAAATAACTATAAATAACAATATATTAAAATTAGATATCACAAAGCATATATTAGCGTGCGCAATTTTCCTACTCTCTACGATACTAATAACGCACAGTGTTTTTTCTGGGCACGGGGTATTAAAGTGGGGAGTGATTTCATTTTTATTAGTTGTATTAATCACAATGTATGAAGAGAACGTAAAAATAAAACACATTCCTAGCCTTTATTTTCTTGGGAATATATCATACTCAATATATATGTCACACATACCTCTTATTGCATTGATCAATATTATAAACAGTCACCTTGGGCTTAAAGGATTTCCTTTGATTGTGTCATCCGTACTTATTGTAATAATAATATCATCCATAACATATTATTTAATTGAAATGCCAGCAGTGAGGATTTGTAGAAAAATAAATACACATTATCATCAATATAAAAGTTGACAGAGTAAATATATACAATTGGCAGGATGAATGCTAAATGATAAGCCATCCTGCCACAGTTATATAGCTAATGTTAAAGGCTTGGAAGCGGTGCCCAAGTCCCTGGTTCCCCTTCCTCAACACAAACCCATCCTAGAGGAGTCCCGGGAAATGGATCGCGTTTATATACCTTTTCACCATACTTCCAGTAATCTTTAAATCCATTACCGACCGTCGGCTTAGCCAATCCAACGTAGGTTTTATTACCTAAAGCATAATAATCTATATTTATTAACTCTGGGTTGTCACCATACATAAGTTCAATATAAGAGGATTGGGTTTTACTAGAGTTATTAACTCCTTTAGGTATTTTTGCATTGCCCAGATATAATTTAGCAGATTTATTGACAGTAAGAGGTTTGCTATCGCTATCTATAAAAGAGTCAGTGACTTTAATTGATTCATTTGTACCGTTACGCGTTGTGAAACTCACCCCAGTAAAGGAAGATTCATTTCTAATAATTAATTCACTGCTGTTGTAGACGTCAGCAATACTATTGACACACTCTACTCTTGTTCCATCAAACGTAAATCTTCCGTTATAGAAGTTGAATGTTGTAGCACCCCCTTTTACACTCCCACCGTTGAATAAAAATTCACCCAACCCGTCCAACGTAATGCGAAAAAACAATCCATCACCACTATGTGAAAACTTACAATCATTAAATACCCCTTCACCGCCTGTGCCATAAATCATAGTATCATCAGATATAAAATGGGTTTGGTTGTATACAGTTGGAGATAATACATTCCAGTTTGCGACAGCAGATTTAATCCAGCTATGATTTGACCATATTTTTCTGTACTCAATAGTTCCACCATTAATAATAACACCATGGCCTGTTAATTCGGTGTGTAACGGACGGTCGTATCCTTTAATATTAGGATTGTTGATTATGACATTACTGGTTGCTGTTCCTCCTTCTGGGTAGTAACCCTCAACGACAATGCCGCACCGCCCACTCCTGCCACCATTTAGTATCACAATTGGGTTATTGATCATGACTTGGCAAGATCCGTACCAAACATGTATACCGTCTGACCACCCTTCAAGATCTGTTATTGAGTATCCAACATCAGACAGTGCTGCGCAATCATTCAGTGTCGGTGATTCTATAACTCCGCTAGAATTTGATACATCTATTCCGGTACACTGAGAATTCCTTACTTTAACTTCTGCATAAAACGTACTTCCACTAATGTGCAGCCCAACCCCCCAATCATTCGCATCGATTTCTGGAAACCCAGTTATCTTTGTCATCCCTTGATCTATAATTGCCAGTACATAATTATTTCTTTTATTATCTTTATTGGTTAAATCTACCTTATCACCCACCCACTTTATTTTGCAGTCAGGAAAATAATACGTCCTTCCCCTCAATAATTGCGTTTTCTTAGATATAACTATTTCGCTTCCCCGCCTGCATGTTATGCTTGACTTTGGGTAACTTGAGTGTATTTGCGGTAGCAAATCAGTAATATCATCTCCGCTTTTAAATCCGAATTGCTCAAGATAAACGTAGTGTAACCCAATGATATCACTAACTGTTACGCCTCCGTAGCCTATTTTATCAGCGCCTTCGTGAGATAATAATTGCTCACGCAGTGATGCATCCCCAACACTAACCCAAGCGACAAGTCCTATCCCACCGGTGCTTTCTGGTGTAGATCCGGCGGGTACAGATTTAGGCAATTCGCCATCCCAGCGGTAATATTCTCCTGTGGTTTCATCACGTAAAACTTGATTTGGCAGTGTTATTTCAGCCCCTTTTTGGAACGAGTCTAACGTGATATAGCCGAATTGAGATATTGCTTGTTGAGCAATCCAGCGCAACCCTTCGATTGTAAAATGCTCTTGCCCGAATCTATCGATATACTTATTTTTCATTGACGTAACGAGCTCGTCAATTTTACCTGCGTTGTACTTCAGATCACTCGCTGCTTCACTTGGAACTGGATTTTGTGTTGGAATTGTAGACATAATTTTTCCCAATAAAAAAGCCAGCACTTAGGCTGGCCATGATTGAAATGAATTTAATTAAACGTTGTAATCTTTCTTTGCAGAAAAATACTCACTTGCTGTAATGCTATAAGTTCCGTCTGCATTAGGCTTTTTGTCGCTTACAGTCCATCTCATTGAGTCCATTTCAACGATATTGGATATAACATAACGTGACGGCGACTGAACATTCATGCCGTCATAGATGTTTAGCTGGATGTCAGGTATATCAGCGATAAATCCGTAAGCTGTATCGCTTCTCGGTATAGCTTTAAATCTTTCTGTCGTATTACCTAGGTGATCAGTGATACAAACAAACATCTCACCATCAAAGACAACTTTTTCATTTGTTGAAAACTGGTTGCCTATCCTCTCAACTATATAACCAGCCTGTTGATTCTTATCGTATGTGTCAGCAACAATAATTAAGTCACCTGGATAAACATAATCACCATCTGCGAGAGTTTGCACACTTATACTCATACGCTGATGTATTAGTCTATCCATTTCTAATAGTGCCCTATCTGTCGCTTGATACTCATTACGACAACCGTGAATGGTTATTTTGTTAGGGTTCTTAGCTGGCTTTTTAACTATTTTGTTATCTTCAATACGATATTTAAGGTAGGTTTTTTTGTTTGTTTTAGGGTTTACGTATTCGATTTCAACACCATCATTACCGCTCGGCATCGTCATATCATAAGAAAGTGAAAATCCATTTCCTGTCGTGTTTGCTCTATTAAAAGTGCCAGATGGATATTTCTTTTCCTCCTCACGAGTAAAGGTTAGAACTCCGTTATCCCAAAATGAAATAACACGAGCAACATTGCATATTGTTTCTATACGCTGACCTAGCGATACATCTTCATCATCAAACGTGTAATCAAAATATCCTAAACGATTATCTGGAAGTGATTCATAGATTGAATACAAACCATATAAATCTATGGTGCTTTCTGGCTGTCCTGCGGTGACTAACCAAGTGTGAGCGACAGCATCAGCAAATGATCGTGATGGTCGTAATGTATAATCAATACTACGGCTATTCATGTCGTAACTAATAACATGACGTGTAGCCAGTGCGTTGTATTTACGCTCTCTTGCTCCTGTTGGCGCTTCTGTTGCCCTCACTGTTACCTTAACAAGTGTATCTTCTTCATGTACTTCGTTAATTCTCTCTCTAACAATAAAGACTTCCTCTAGCTTAAGAATGCTGTGATCATTACTGTTTTCTAATCGAGTTAATTGAAGTGCATATCTTCCATATCCAGCCAACGGCTTGAACTTTTCCGTCAGATAGTATGTTTTTGTTTTTGGTGCAGATGGGAACCCTCTATTGAATGACTCTCTTGTTCCAGCTACTTCATTGTTATTCTCATCAACCTTCCAAAATTCAATTCTTGCATTAGCACGATCACCATCACCAAGTTGGGCATTTAAATGTACCCATAACTCACCACCATCAAGCGGAGAAAAGAAAGGCCCTACTGTCAGGAATTGGTTGTCATAAAGAACAAACTTTGATGTGTTAACAATTGCATTAGGCGGTAGAGTTGCCAAATCACCACCGGTTAAATTGGTGAAAAAGAATTCGTAGTAGTATTTTGGTGAGATAATAGCACCATCATCACTTTCTTTCGCATCAGATAGATACGCATCAACCTTAATATCCTTTGTAACCGAACCCTGCGGGGTATCATAAGTTACATTAACAATAAGACTTACTGATCTAGGCTTTACGATGTCCATAAAGTATCGAAAATCATCTTGTTTCTCTATCTTTATGGCCGCTTCACCACCTTTAATTTCACCAGAAATAACATTGTTAGCAGTAGCCACATATTGTGGAATTTCGTCACTTTCATTCGGACCTGGTATTTCTTGTCCGTCAACATCAGGGAACTCAAACCCCTCGAATATCTGTGGGATCACTTCACCTGGTTGGAATATCTGATAACTGGCACAATCAAGGGCGATCAGCTCAGACTCTGAATATTTCACATTCTCAATCGTGTAGTAACCGATGCCAAAGTTCATCCATTCAGTAACCATCTTTTTATTGTCGATGTATTCAAACATTGATTGCTGAATTAGATCGGGAAAGGCTCTAACTTGTCCGTGAATTTCAGGTCTAGCCTGATATGTTCTCGCTATATTAGTTTGGCCTGTTAATCGGTTGTTAGGGCTTTCCTTTGCATTTACATCAGCAGCGCTAAATGATGGTGCTTTTGGCGCTAAGAATGAAAATATCTTGGAAACAAACTTAAATACTGGATTAAGAATGTCGCCAATAATCCCCTTCGGTTGGTCGAATATTTGAATGTGATGAAATTCACTAACAATAAAATCAAGGCGATCATCATTGTTAAGTTTTACGCCGTTAACATAGATATCAACGTCATGATGAAAGTTTTGCTCTTTTAACCAATCAAAAAAAAGAGAGCCGGCTTTTATCTCGACTCTCTCTTTCGGCACTCCAGCAACACGCTGAATTTCAATTATTGGCATATTTCATAAACTCCAACTTAGTGAACTTTCTCTCAAGAACAATCAACCTATCCATTCTCACAGAACCATTTTCACCTCGACTATGTAATGCATTACCATCGATAATCAAGCCAATGTGAGCGGGTTTTGAGCCTATATAGCCTATAAATATTCCGTTATTTTCTGGTTGATTTACTTTCTCCCAAAACTCAACTTCATTTTTATAGCAAGTAACAAAATCCGTTTCAGACTCATAGCCTGCGTCATGGTGGATCTCAATACCTAGAACGTGTCGATAATAGAGAACGACGAGCCCCCAACAATCCATAGCGTCAAATGTGCAAGACCGGTTTTTCCATGGTTTACCGATAGTTTTATCGATGAAATCCTGAGTTGTCATACAGCCTCCAAGCCCGGCCATTCTTGCGGTTCATAAATACGTCCGATGTTTTTATTCAATGGGTTACTCATAGATAGCGTGACAGTGACGCTTTCATGATCCAACGACACATCTTTCACAAATAATTTCCATCGAGTAATTGCTGTGCCTTTGTCTTTCTCATCAAATAAGCGATAAGTAGCCTCTATGGGTTTCATTCTATTGAATGATTTCCATAGTTTAAGTTTCTGTTTAAAGTCTTGTGCGACACGGCTGAATTTAACACTAGCGTCGATGATGGGCGTTCTGCTTTGCTGGCTGTCAGATAGTTCGAAATTACAAGGTTGATATTCAACCCCACCTAGAACCTTTGGGAATACCTGATAAGACACGAGATAGATATCGCCAAATGATGGGTGACTAAATTGCAGTGTCTCATAAAGTATTCTGTTTGGTCTTTGTGCGCGATACTCTCTTAGTGTAGGCATTACATCTCCTTATACTTTGGTAGAGTCTCAGTGACGATAATATCAAGCCAGCTTCCAAATGATGGCGGAAACTCAACGATAATATCGTCGAATTCATCATCTGAATTATAAAGTTTCTTACTAATGACTTGACCAGTCCATGTTACAGAAGATCCATTAATACTGGTTTGCACTGGATAGGAAACAAAATGCAATTCCTGCTCCTGTAACCCGCTACCACCAAGATTAATTTTCATCCTGAACCAGCGATTACAATTATCAAGATAGTTAGGACTTCGCAACCATTGCGCAAACGCACGCTCCTGTTGAAGTGTAAATATCCAATTCACACTCCATACAGTTTTTAAGTCATCAGTTAACTTCTGAAATATAGGTGCGCCTACCTGTGGCTGATCTGTCAAGAAGCCAGTATCTAGCGTCATGCTTTTATCTGCTTTCTGTGCCAGAGGAAGCCAGTCAGGGTAATTAATAACCATATATCAACCTCTCGCTCTCGCTGTTGCCGATGTGTTTCTTGTGATGGATTGAAGCATAGGTCCTTTGTTATCCATATCCATAATGAACGCCTGAATAGTTAGCGTATTTCCATCTTGTGAGGTCTGCGCATCAAACTTGTGGCCACCAGATGAATAGTCACTAAAAACAACATTCACATTCATACCTCCACCCTGCATATCTTTATTGGAAATAACCTTTCCATTGTCACCGGGGATCATGTATTGGCGACCGTTGTTAGCCTTGAATATCTCAGGTTTACCGCCCTCACCAACTCGATACATTGAACCAGCGTCAACAGGGCCACCATTTTTACGAGCGCCTGCAATTGCCAGTGTTGAGGCAAGTCCAGTGGTACCAACTAAGCTTGCGTTAGCTGGCGCAGCATTAGCACCCATTGTAGCTAGAGAAACAAACGCAGCAGCAGGAGCCCACGCGGAAGCAACAATTGCTGCTTCACCCATAGATGCGGCAGCGGCGGCAGCGCCCATTGTTTTACCAATAATGAAATTCTTCAGCATTTCAACACCAGTCTGAACAATGGAATTAACAACACTGTTTAGTATTGTGTTACCTAGTGATCTCATTGCATCAGCAGCAGTCATGGTACCAGTCAATAATCCAGTTATGGCATTAGATGCGCTTCCTGCCATTGCGTCAACAGCAGATGTAAGCATGTCAAAACCTAAGCTCTGCTGGCTTAACATCTGCCACTGTGCGGCAGTTTGCTGTTCATTGAACTGCCGTTCCTGCGCTGTTCTTATTTGAAGGTATTGTGCGTCAGTAATTTGCTTAGCTGTCGTAAATTGCTCGTGTGAGATCTGTTGATTTGCATACGCTTGATTAATGATTGCCATTTCATCAGCATAATACTTATCCATGAGCGCTAGTTTTTTAGCGTTCTCATTTTTCAACTGATGAATTGGATCGAACTGCGCCCTATTATCTTCAATTGGATTAGCTGAAAGTTTGGCGTTTTCTTCTGCTATTTTTCGGGAATACTCGCTTGCTATTTCAAGGCGTTTAATTTGATGAAGTTCAAAAGATATATCTTCACTAGCTAGTAGCTCATCCAGCGTGTTTAATCTTGACTTTCTCTCTTCATCTAGCTTTCTTATCGTGTCAATCTCAAGAGCAAGCTCCTTGTTTTTAGCTGCTCTCTGTATATTGTACTTTTCTTCTGCTAACTGCTTTGCGGTTTCAATTTGACTTGATGTTGCAGTATCACCAAGAGACTTAACTGCATCATACTTAGCCATTTCAAGAGATCCGTCTTTATAACCTTTGTTTAAAAGCTCAATTTCTTCTCTCTGGCGCTTAAGTGCCTCGTATGCTGCGTCTGTGGCTTTGGTTGATTCCTTTGTTTTGCTGTTGCGCTCTGATTCAGCGTCTCTTGCCTCTTGCGCAGCAATGGCATACTGATTTAATGATGCTACCTCTTGCTCTGACAATCCATTATCTTCTGCGTAAAACTCAACTTGTAGCTTTCTTTTGTCAATCTCACTTTTTGCGTTAGCTAATTTAGCTTCACGCTCAAGGGATTTTCTCATGTCCAGTCCTTTTTCAGACCATTCCATGACAAGGCTTTGAGAGTTGAAGTTTTTCTTCTCTTGTGTTGCCCTCTTTAAGGAAAATCCATAGGCATTCCAAGCATCTTTAACATTTGGTAATATGGATGCCTCTCGCTGTAACAGCTCAGCACCTTGCTTTAACTCACCATTAAGATCAGCTTGAATAAAAGATATAGTATTTTTTGTACGGCTGTAATTGTTTGACGCCTTTGTTGCGCTATCTGTTGCAATTGCTAATTTATCTTGAGCGCCTGTCAGTTGTCTTGTTATTGATTCATATTGACTTGTTCCAACCTTGGCTAAAGCTAAATCAGCCTCTAATTCTCTTACTTTTTCCGCAGCTTGCTTCATGGCGACAGTGGTGTTTAGAACTTCATTTTTTAACTCAGGGAGTGCTTCTTTTAACTTGGCAGATTCAGCCCTCTTTTGCTCTCTCGTCATGTTTTTCATTTCAGCAGTTAATTGATTTACTCCCTCTGCAAGTTTTACTGCTTCTTCTCTTGCTTCTTTTGCCTGCTGGTAGAAATACATGATCGCAGCACCCGCAGCCATTGCTATACCTGCTGGGCCACCAACAAAACCTAGAGCTTTATTAGCTAAACCGATAGATACAGAAGCGGCTCTTGCTGCTGCGGCTGAGTTAGCCATTGCTGCTGTCTGCGCTTGCGTTGCTTGCTTATGATTTATCGCCGCGGTTGTTGCGGCAGATCTAACGGCAATTAAATTTGCCAGCGAGGTTGCTTCTGCGTTTGTTCCTCTTGCGGCCGCAAATTCGGTTTTCGCTTTCTCAACTAACGCTCTGGCTGCTGCTAAATCTAAAGCGGTCTTTCTTGCCGTCATTATTGCATTGTGTTCAGCTACTCTAGCAGCTTGAAGGTTTGCTATCGCTTCTTGCCTTGCTGCAACTGCTGATTGCATTTTAGCTTTGATAGCCAACCCCATTGCGGCAATGTATCTACCGCCAACAACGGAGGCAACTAGACTAACCGCTAAAACCATTTCATCGAGACTCTTACTTGCAGTAATTACAGCATCGCTGAATACGTTAATAGATGCCTTTATTGTTGTATTCTCACCAAGGAACTTAGTTAAGTTATTCCCTGCTTCTTGAAATGCCTGCGACATTGTTCGAGTGGTTTTAGCGAACTCTTTACCAATAGCATCCCCTTGAGACAATAACCCTTTTACAACAACATCAGTAGTTAGTTTACCTTCTGCTGCCATTTTACGTAGTTGACCAATGCCAACACCCATCGAGTCAGCAAGTGCAACCATCAAACGGCTACCTTGCTCTGCTACTGAGTTGAATTCCTCACCACGAAGAACACCTGAAGCGATACCTTGTGATAGCTGAATAATGGCGTTTTCTGCTTCCTGTGCAGTAGCACCAGAGACGATAAAACCTTGGTTTATAATGGATGTTAATTTTGCCAAGTCCGCTGCTGATGTGTTGTATTCTCTCGTTCCTCGTTCAAGTCGTGCGTAGAGTGTGGCAGTAGCGTCAAGACTAGAACGTGTTGCTTGAGAGATATCAAACACTCGTTGAGTAACATCAATAAGTGACTCGCTCGCACGAACAGAGTTGGACAGTTTATTATTTAACACAGCCCATGCTTCGGCGTAACTCGCAACCATTGAAACCGATAAATAACCAGTAAGAGCTGCTGCAACTTTGGATAGAGACTGCATTGAACGTTCTGCGTTATTTACTGACTGAGACGTTCTATTAAAGCTACCATCCATACGATTAAGGCGTTGCTCTAACTGCTGTTGTGATGTAAGTAATTGCCGAACATCCATTTGAACTTGATAAACGATTTCGCCTACATTTGCCATTTATCGGCTCCTTAAAATAAAAAACCCCGCCGATTGGCAGGGTGACGTTTCTTAGAATTCACTTATATATGCTTAATAACCTTGCTTGGCGCATACCTCAATTATAGATTGCTGTGCAACATCTGATTCTTCTTGCGGGCCTAAGTAAATAGCCACTCTTTTGCCATCTTTATTATTTGTTATACCAACAAAGAAAACAGAATATCCAGAGTATCCACCAAATGAGTTTTTTGCATTAACCATTCCGCAGTATGGGTCAACAACTCCATCACTGCTCAAAACAAGTTTTGTATGCTTAAATTGAGCGCTATCAGGATCTTTTAGCGTCGCTTTTACAGCTTTTTCTACATACGCCTTTTCCTCTGGAGTTAAATCACGAGATTTGCTACTTGCCTGAGCATTAAACGCAAACACACAAGCAACCACCGTAGCCACTGCTAATAATCTTTTCACAACACCATCCTCGTTAGTTAATTTGTTATTAGTTTAGCTGTTTGTGGTGCAAATGGGAGCAAATCATAAAAGCCTCATTGAGAGGCTTCACTCTATTTAACTTACTGGAAATAAAACTCAAAAGAACGAACGCTATTCCATTACCTATCAAAAACCCTTCCGTTGGTTGATTTTAAGTATGCATATTCGCTGTACGGTAATCTAATAATGATATCGTCTTTATCAATTGCGTTTCCTAACATTCTCATTCTACACAACAGGCTTACACCCCCAGTTTTCTGTATGCATAAGCTATCTGGACTCTCAAAAAACTTCATATCACCCTTTTTCCAGATAACAACGGTTACACCATCTGGTATCGCACCTATTGGCTGTACTGTAAATATGGTTAATTTATTATAAGCAAAAATAGATAAGGTAATAGCTAGAATGGCAAGTATTGCTAGTAACTTTTTCATTACAAACTTTCTTCCTTTTTATTATAACTTCCAGTTACAAGCGGATGATATTTCTTTTGCTATCGTATCTATATTTTCCAGATCAAATTCAGCTACCACTTGAGTTTTGCCATACGGGCTATATCCAGAAATTAAACTCTTTTTACCTACTAAACTTTTAATTAATGATACAGGTTTAGGTACAAATAATGATGTGCCACCTTCTCCAATTCCCCATGACTGAGTTAAGGGTTTTTCTTTATCTATTCGCAGAGTCACCTTGGAATTATAACCGCTACCAATATAGTCCCTCATTGATAAATAAGCCTCAGTCTTATCATTTTGGCAACGTAACACAAGTGATACATCTTTATCTTTTGCAGAAAGAATTGCGTAATAATCTATTTTGTCTGTTAATTTATTTTCTTCCTTACTGACCAACCAATCGCCAACCTTTTGATGGTCAGCAGCAAAAACAGAACTAGAAAGTGATAATACAGAAATAAGTAAGATTTTTTTCATTATAAATATTCCTTGCGAGTAATAAATTAATCTTATGTTATGTATTATCTTTACGTTACTAAAGGTAAATTTACTTTTTATATCTAGTTCCGTGATCCGTATCCCTAGTTGTCACTAGTAGCGTCAATAGCATCCTAAAAAATATAAAAGCAAAAAGCCTCAATTAAGAGGCGCAATATGTGATCTCAAGCAAGCCGTCCTTGGCTCGGGTGATTAAGCTACTTCAACACCATGAATGGCGTGTCGCAATGCTTTTACCCCGTTGTCGTTATATCTGAATGCTTCAACCTGTTTTGATGAATAAGCAGATTTATCTAAGAAATATTTCCCATATTCCTCTGTTTTTAATCCGTGCTTATTAGCCATGCGTCCGATTTTATTAGCAGACACTTCAAGCATTTCGCCAACCTCACCAGCGGTATAATACTTTTGCTCAAGTGTCGGTAAAGGAACTGCTTCAAACCCAACTATCGGATTGACGATATTAGCTGCTGCACACTGTTTCGCTTCATCACTCAAGTTTGGCATTAAGTCGAATAAGTTAGTAATGGCATCAACCGACATTTTCAGCGTTCTTGCTTGGCGATACTCAGGTAAACCTGATTGACTTTTCTTGATTGAGTAACTACCAGTTTCCATAATTTCAGGTAAAACTTGCTCACACACCCAATCTTGGAAAGATTCAGCAGAAGGTAGATTGCTACGCATAATTAATCGGAACATGTCAGACTGACCTGCCAAAATAACGCCTTTAGGATTATCAAATCCTAATTCTAACGATTCGTTATAATTAAGTTTAATCAGTGACTTACAATGGTCTTTTAACGCTTTTGACGGGTTTGTGTACCCTAGCGAAGCTGCCAATTCAACAGCAAGAAATACCGGTTTACCTTTATATTTCAATCCTGAAACAGTGATTAACTGGTCTTTGCTTGACTTGTAGTTAAAAACTCTAATACTATTACTCATAAATATACGTCCTATATTTTAATTTAAGATGAGCCGATAGCTGTAACTATCGGTTTTTCTGTTTTTAGTGCCTATCAATGTGTTAACCTCTTAACTTGTTTTGTCTTAGCTATTCCTTTCATGTGTTGTGAGTACATTAAAAACATACTCATTGTTGAATTAAGACGTTTAGCCATTTTCGGATCGAAGTTTTCCATATCCTTTCTAGCCTCATCCCATGTTGTACAAATCAGACTTAATCTTGCTAATAATCCGTTTGCACTTACCGAACTATCTTTTTCTATTGGTAAATCTTTCTTGTCAGCTACTTCTCTATCCAGAATATCCAGCACCCATTTACGGAATTCTTTAGCCACTGGAGTAGATGCGAACATTGCGATCAGGTGTGCGCCACGAAGTGAGTAAACTCTGACCACTTTATTACGTAAGCTATTGTTTATTCCATTGACACTCAAATTGAGGGTCATTGTCATGGAGTCCGTAAACTCATCTGAATTGCGTGAATAAATTTGGCTGACAGCGTCAGTCTTTTTATATTCAAGCACTTTTGTTAACTCAGTTGATGTTAACCATACCTGACCATTTTCAACGATAGGGTTGAATGTGAAATTCTGGAAAGTAAGTTCATTCTTGGTTATACTGTTCATGTCATTTATTCCTCGTAAGGGTTTACTTGGCAACTGGCCTCAGCTGTTCGTGCAGCTGGGGCTTTTACTTTCAATCAATCCATAAACCTTTCTTAGTTGATAAATAATCTCTGTATTAAACTTTCTACACTCCAAATCACCATTAGTTTGGATCGCCTTGCATACATCCTCTGGAAATCTAATTTTCTTCTGATACATATCTTTTGCTTTTTGCATTATTTCATCCTTAATTTTCAATGCCTCAATGTGGGGCAAAATCATTGTCACACCGTGCGTCATTGAAGTCAACCCCACAGTGGGGCATAATTTTATAATTATTTCCATTACGAGTGGTTGGTGTTTCTATGAGTAGAGAAGATCCTCAATTAAGAATCAGACTTCCTATTGAATTAAAAGAGAAAGTAGAAGTAACAGCGAAAGAAAATGGTCGCTCAATGAATGCCGAAATAGTTCAACGGTTAGAATCAAGCTTTCTTGGCGATATCAATACTGATGATGTAATTGCAGCAAAAGACGCTATTATCATTGCTAACAAGGCAAAGGATGAATTATCCAGCATAATCTTCAAAAGAACATTTAAAGTAATTAATAATAAAATTAGGTTGGGCCATTCCATTTTTAATATAGAGCTTGAAGATTTAGATCTGGAAGGTCTTGGTGATGATTTCATCTCTGTTTTGGAGCCAACTATAAGCAAATTAACGGAGTTGGGATATCAAATACCCGAAAGCGTTATGGATGTAGATGGGTTTCTTGTGGAAATACCATCATCAAAATAGAACAAAGGGCACGGATGCCCTTGTTTTAGTAGTGGCAACCTCCTTCCTTTGTACGGATATTTGACTTAATTAAATTCCTGTCTAATATTTGTTCTGCTCAATAACGAGCATTACAAGGAGTTTTTATTATGAGTAAAAAGCCAGGTGAAAATACAGGAAAGGATGGTGGTATTTATCGTGAAGTAGGTCCTCGAGGTGGGCAGCGTGATAATTACGCCACCGTGAGAGATAACGAAAGGTTGCCACCAACAACTGAAAAAGGTAATTCCTGGGTTCTTGATAAAAGAACACCTGATAGTAAGCGTTAGTTGAATTAAGCCGACATAGGTCGGCTTTTTTGTTCTCCAGAACAGAAATCAATCATTCTGCTAATTAAATGACAAAATGTTTCATTTGCTGATCCTGTTTCAACGCTCACACCGACGCGATGACAAATGTCGAAAGCCATATGTGCACATTCGTGAGCTAGAGTAGATGATTTACCGTTAAACACACCAATAATATGGAGCACACACTGAGCGTTAGTAACTGTACGACTTGCCCCGTTAACAAAACTATCCCCACCATCAATGCCTAGTTTTTCATGTAGAGAGCGCCAATCATCCCAAGAGCCACAATAGATAATATATCCAGATTCAAATAAAGGTACCTTCATATATCGATACTGCCTTAGGATTTTATGCATATTCCTACCTTTACTATAAAACATCTCAAACCTAATAATTGGCTACTTTCTCTTTCTACTCACCAATCTACGCTTACCACTGATCAGTTCATCATTGCGTTTATCATCTTGTTTCATGATGTTGTCGTATTCTTCTTTAGTGAAGCCTTTCTCATCAGGGTATTTAGCTTTGAGCATCATCTGAAATTCAGTCATGGTTAGCTGTTCGGCTTCCTCTCGATTCATACCAAAGTGCGCACGAGCTGAGCTGATGTAATCAATTGCCATAAACTCATCTGAGAATTCATTTTTGCCTTCGTTACGTTGAAGTTTACGGATCTTCGCTTTACCGATAATTCCGTGAGTGAATAATTCTCGAGCAATGACGATAATGTCAGCGATTGGCATCTTGCCGTTTTTATAGACAATACCTCGCTTACCCGATCTCCATTCGCCAATGATTTCAGAACAATCATCATCACAGCACGCCTGCATAACCATCATTGCAATTTGTAGGATATTGCGTCCGTATGTTGGTTTGCTAATGGCCTTTATTAACCACTCAGGGATAACCCTGTACCTCATTACGGCGCGTGCAATTAAATCCTGAACCTCTGTGCCATTTAATTGACCATACGCACTCACAATCTGTTTAGGCTCACCGATTCTTGTCATATTGATGAACGATGGTCTAAATAAGTAATCCTTTTTATCAGTAGAGATAACCATCTCACCGATTTCTAAAATAGGCGTCATAATCCCTCCTGAATATTATCAAGGGCACTCAAAAGCACCCTTTGTAATATTAAGCAGTGGTAACAGTGACCACGCATTTGGCTGTTTTACTACCATCTTCGGATGTGACAGTAACGTTTGCAGTACCTTCGGCAACACCACGCACAGTTACCACATTCACAAGCTGAGTAACTGTTGCAAAGTTCGGCTTATCGCTTACGGCAGTGTAGTTTTTGTTAGTCGCATCGGTTGGTGTAAATTTGACAGTAAATGTCTTGGTTTCGCCTACTTTTACAGACAGAGTTGCTGGCTCTACCGCGACACTTTCAACAACAACTTCTTCTTGCAACCACTCAACGGTGTCTGAGTCATAGACTTTCAATTCACCTGAATAAGTGGAAATTTCTTTTGTTGGAAACTCCATTGACCAAGATGTGAAAGCCATATAACCCTGAACAACATCAGAGCCATCGCCTTTCATATCAAGTTGAACCCAATATGTTGGTTGGCGACTTGCTTTGATTTCATCAAGGATTTCTTTGGCAATATCAAACGCGGAAGTAGAACCGGTTACACCAGCTTTCTTTAATTCACCATCAAAACTAATGGTAAAGTCAGCGCCAGTAACAATTGACTCAGTTAAGCCTTTGGTGTCATCAGCATTAGATGTCACTGTCTCCATACCGAAATCGAATGACTTGCTTGTTAGCGCACCTAAGCGCAAGAATTGATCTTGTGCTGGTACTTGGTCAGGACAGCCTTTTGCAATGCGCAGAATACCTGCGTTACCCATCACTAGGCCTTTATCATCAGGGCATTGTGCCATGTTATAACCTCTTTATTTGCAAATAAAAAAGGCCGCATAAGCGACCCGTGTTAGTTTGATTTTAATCCGCGACTGATAACCCGAACCGTGTCGCCGACTATCGTTGTAATGTAAGCATGATCTGTTCGTTTAATATCAAATGATGGGATAGCGTCTTTCTTTGTGTGTTCAACCCGCGCCACGATATCCTTATTTTCAGGTTCAGGATAAAATTCCAAGCGGTACATTTCTCCCAAGCAGTGTACTTCTTCTACTTTACGGCCTTCTCGTTCAGTAATTAATTTAAGTGCGTACATAGTTATATTCCTTAGTTTTTTTTAAACAGCAAATAAAAAAGGCCACCGAAGTGACCTGTTAAGATGTGTTTAATTTAAGATGTACAACGGAAAGAAAGTGGAATGATAAACCTACCTTCTGTCGTTTGAATTGGATTAACAAAACCAGATGTATTGATAATAAAGCCAATGTTATGGCTTCTAGAGTGACACCTTACATACTCTAGTATTTCGTTAGCTTTCTGAACAATAAACTCAATCCACGCCTTGCCAGATATGAGTGAAACGGTAAAGAAATCATCACCACTTAGATCATCAATACGACCAGTTCCGTTTGGTTGCTGAAATACGATATATGAATCTGAATCATTACCTTCTTTTTCATTCCAAATATAATCCTGCTGAATGAAGCCATCAGATAACCCGGATTCAGAAAAATAGCTTTTCAGTCTCTCAAAGGTCGTCATATTTTAAATTCCTCAGCAACAGCCTGATCAATCATTTGCTTCGTTTCCTCAAATCCTTTCAGGAGGAATTCTTTCTTAGCAGTAGGTCTGCGGAAAGTTTGTTTAACACTAGGATCATGAACGAAAACAGCATACGAAGCAGAATAACCAACGCGACCAGTAAATAGTGTGCCTTTTGCTTTTACATCTCTAAATTGTGAGTTAATGAGCGTTTTAGTGTCAATTGGCGTGTATACAGCAGCTTGCCTACCGCCAATATCTAGCGCTCTATGCATGGCTCGAGCTATCTTTTTTGATGCTATACTTCCAACCAGAGAGTTTAAGTTAGATATCGCATTACCTATTCCTTTTACTTTTGCCCCCATAGTTATACCGCCGTCGTTAATGTGTAATCATCTAGACCACCATTAATATCTCGGTCTCTATCGATAGACTTAATCCTACTAGCACCATGCAAAAATGGATCTCTATCTTCATGTTTGCCAATGGCTATATAGTCTTCTTGAGTTGCTTCGCTATACTCAGTCCAAATAACATTCTTAATGATTATTTCAGTGCCAATGGTTTTTCTACCATCTTTAAAACTACTTCCGTAATCACATCGGATATGAATTGGCTCTGAAAATATGGGTTTACCGTAACCATCTTTACCTGTAATTTTCCAAATGGTTGCCCACCCCTTGCAAAATCGTCGCAGGATTTTCCCCATATCACCCCCGAACCACATCAAACTGAACAATGCCAACAGGTCGTTCAATAGGTAAGCTATCGGTACATCCAGAGGGATCCAGAGAAGACAGCGTTTTTAATAATGTTTTTCTACCATCAGCAAAATACTGATATGAAACAGAAGCGCCAGAAGGTGCATATTCTGAGGATATTTTTCTAACATCAGCAGATGATAATATGAGGATAACCGAATACAGCTTGATTAAGGTAACTACCGCATCTGAATATCCTGCGTTATCAAGGCAATTATCAATAGTGTCCACAATAGATATGGCAGAGCTTATAACAAGGTTTGTTGCCTCAAACCCCATCACCTCTAATTGCTCATTAACTTGCTCACCCGTAATCGCAATAGACATGATCACTCCTTATGGATAAATAAGGGGCTACCGCCCCTCGTATTACCCATCAACGCTAGTATCTTTGCCAAATGAAACCATAACGCCAGCAGTATCTTTAATATCAGTAGCAATTTGCTTCCAGTTAGCTACTGTTTCAATCTGTGCGTTAGTGGGTGATTTGATACTATCTTTACTCCACTGATAACCACGTAAACCAACAGTAAAGTCATACTCACCTTGCATTAGTGCCTTAATATTTTCTTGGCCTAACACATCCTGAGCCTTCATGATTAGTGGCGATGTTTGAATTGCTGCAGCGCCAGTAACCAAACCTAACGAATGCTGTTTGTCTGCATCTGATAAAGCGGGAATATCAGAGATAACAAAACGACGACCAAGGTTATCTTGTTTAATAGCAACGTTACCAATTTGGAACAGGTTATTCGCATTGGTTAGCGTCTCATCCATAAAGTCGTTGAAAGTTGCACCATCCATTAACCAAGCAACAATACGTGAATAAGCATCGCCGAATGGACGTGTGGCTTTATTCAAACCTCTTAATGATGGTGTTTCTCCACCAACAGTAACGGCGGTTGAATTTCCAGAAATAGCTGCTTTCAATGCCGCGCCAGCAGTATTAAGGTAATCTTGCAACATGGCTTCTGCTGATTGAGCAGCAACTACCGCGGCCGCTTCTGAGACATCTTTACCTAGTCGCTTCATCATCGTTGGGGTAACAGATACAGGTCCAATACGACCATCAACCTTAATCATACGGTCAAGGATTTGCCCCAATTCTTGTGGCGTTAGATTGCCTGAGCCATATGCATTACGTCGCTGAGCCAACCCACCGAGTAACTGCCATGATGTTTGCTCAATGTAGTCACCGATATGATCACCATCACCAATAACTAAAGCGCCGCCAGATGCTTCGTTAAATTGACGGACAGCCTGAGCAACCAGTTCTGTTGCTGCTAGAGATACTTGTTTTTGAAAAATATATAAAGACATATAAATTAATCCTCTTGGATATTAGCAATGATTTCACGTGCACTATCCACTAATGGGTTCGTGCTTTTGGGTTTATCACTGCCTCCGGCTGGTGACTTCCCTTTACCGCCTCCTTCCCCTCTGGTTCCGGTGGCTTTGCTACCGATAATTACTGGAGCAAATAACTGATTACTACGAAATTCTTTTTCTAAATCATCAATGGTAAATGCAGAAGGATGACCAGCGGAGTCAATTACTCGCGTTTTACCGTCCTCCACTGATAATCGAGATTTAATGTGTGGCATAATTAACGGCGCAGCGTCACCCGCAAGTTTTGTAGCCAGCGTTTGTGCGACGTTATCAACCAATAGTGTATGTAGGCTTGTGTCTTTCTCCTGCAACTGTGCTAATAGCTCGCTTTCACGTGCTTTTAACTTTTCAGTCCAACTTTTTTCTAATGATTCGATATCGCCATTTTTACGCGCCTGATCTTCTGCTGCTTTTTTTGCAGCCTCTTCGGCCTGTCGGCGTTTCTCTTGCTCTGATTTTTTCTCAGAAAGTAATTCATCAACCTTTTTTTGAAGCCCTGACACATCTGGAATTTCTGGCATACCTTCGATTTGAAGTTGGTAATTACCACCAGACTCTTTGTAAAGAGCCTTTTGCTCATCGGTTAATGCGTCAAATTCTTCTTTCGTTAATAAATATTTAAACATCGTAAAACCTCTGGTTTAGATGGTGCAGTCTCTAACTGCTGATAATAAAAAACCCACCGGAGTGGGTTATTTGAGTTCGATACCTGCTTTATTAAAAGCCTCAGGTATGATCCGCTGAAGTTCCTTAAGCGTTATTGGCTTAAAGTATTTATCGAGCTGTAATTTTGCGAATTTATCAGGTGGTAATCCACCATCACGAAACAACTGTGCCCTTGTCTTACCAAGTACAATGTCCTGCCTGTTCGCTGGCTGGCGATAAAGCCACTCGTAATAAGACTCTTCCTCCCATTCAGAATTACCGACATAATCTGTTGTAATTAAGTTTATGTATTTCTCATCTAAAACTGGAAGTAATCGACTACGGCAATTGGGATGAAGAGGAGGTTTAGGGCCTTCTCCTAGTGGATAACGATTACCGGATAATGATCTGCATACTGATGAAGTTTTATTGTCCAGTATTGCACTGAATTCTTCATACTTAATCAGATCAGGATTCTCTTTGTAGAAATCCATTGCCCCTATACTGTGCGCATACTGTAAAGAGGTTCTGGATATCATCTGAAAGCCCCTAGCAATCCTACCGACTACCGACGATGCGATGATTAGAGGCTCAACTGATGTTCCGTTAATCGTTGATTGCAAATCAGACACATCACCACCAGATGACAGAGATATCAATGCCTGATTTTCCACCTGCTGAACGGATGTATCAGCCCAAGATTCAATAAACTTAGCTAGGAATAGTGAGCCACTCCACCCCGCCAAACACATAGGTAAGTTTTGTATATCTCTACGCACTTTTTCATAGTCGGCAGGCTTAATACCTTCGAGAAATGAGTTAAAACCTCGATATTCGGCATCAGCCATAACAATGGCAATACTGATGGCTTCATCAAGCAATTTTTGAGAATAACCAAAGAGAACTGGCTTGAGTGTTTTTTTTAATGCTAGAGAGATTGATTTTGCTTTGCTTATTGATGAAATATCACCAGAGAAGGTAGACAGCGCAGATGCTACAGAGGTGCGAATATCTAACACTAAATCACGAGTATCTGCTGTTGATGACTTCAACCTTTCCAGCATGACCTGTATCATTAGTGCGTTATCAAGGATGATGCTCGGCTGCATAGTTACACTCCCAACATATTTGCCCCTCTAGTTACCTCCAGCTCATCAACAACATCCTCTGCTTTTTCATCTTGAGGAATGATATTGATACTTTGCAGATACTTAACAAAATCAATCAATCTCATAGAACCTGATTGCAGTGCTGCCAATAATGCTGTAATAGTTGGTGAATCTAACTTAGCGATATCATAAACTTTATTCAGTTGTATTGACGCTTCGCCACCACCCGCAAACTGAATACAAAAATTAAGTGCTCGGTTAAATGCCTGCTCGACATTCCCGGAACATAATGAAAGAACTGAATTATCTGTTTGTGCCTCATCCTGAGCTTGGGTGGCTGTTCTAGCCGATGTGCCGCGCTCAACTAACTTAGCGCCTAGCATTGCCATTTGCTTCTCTCTACGTTCAACCAAGGTGATTTGAATATTTCTATCTTCGGGCTGTGCAAACTTCATGTCACCACCTTGTGGTAGCAACACCCCTTTACGGGAGCCAACAGTAAATCCATCAGACATATAGTTTTTAACCCAATCGTCTGTAAGCCCCGTTAATGCAACCATCGGCTGACCGACAGTGTGTGCAGACTCTGCGATATCAGCCTCAGCCTGATAATGCTTGATATTCACGTATGCAATATCAGCAAGAGGTGGAGCATCTGGGGTGTGATCGTTATTCATTGATCCAATCCATGACCAAGGCAACTCCTTTAATGGAATGCCGTGTGCATCCTTTAATACAACCCACTCTGTAACTTTTATGTCTCCATCTTCATGCCAGCGACGAGAATGAGCTACATCACCAATAAGCCTTAATTCAATCCAGTTATTCTGCATTTGCAGTTCAAAATCATCCGTATCTACTGGCTCTTGATACTTGAGGACAACGAGGGATGTTTTCCCATTCGTTACACGCCAGTTGATGATTTCTTTTGCTGTGAACAATCGAACATAAGGGCGTCCCTTATTAGCCTCTGACTGAATACCTGAACCGCTAAAATCACTTAATAGACCAGCTCGGCCACGTTGTAAGTTTTGCGATAAAGCATCCCTTATCATTTGGGTTAATGGTTGACCCTGACCGTCTATATCATTCTCTAAATACTCAACTCCCGCGACGATGTTAATTTTAACTGGCTTACTAAACGCAATACCAAGTAAGCCGCTAAGTGTCCTTCCGGTAGCATTAAAGAAAGATGCTCTAGATAAATAACGCTTATAACGTTCGTTATCTTTATCATCCATGTCTTTTTTATCTGCTGGATGAGGGAGGTATTTCTCTTTTTTGCTTTTAACAACTCGTTCGCCATCAACACAATCGCCGATCATGTCCCATTCAGGCAAAAACTCATTGTAAGCTGGATGCTTATAATCAACGTTTGTATTCATGTTAATTCCAGTTAAATTCTATTTTCTTAGTCAATCGTTTAGTATTTCTGCGACTCACCGCAAAATACCTAAATCCATCAGCATCATGTGACGTGTAATCATGAAGTGGTTTATCTTTCCAGCACCCGCGTTTGTCATCCCACTCTTTGCGGTACGCTTCAAGGTGAGCAATACCTTCACTGCATTTGTGTTCGTCGAACACACAAAGAGGAAGGATTTCGCGTACCGCCTCAATCCCCTCATCAATGGAAAGTTTCGGCACTACTTCGAATCGCATTGAATAGTTTTCACCGTCTATTTCGTACCCTTCACGCGCTAACTCTCTACGTGATTTCGCGTCAGAGCCAAACTCGCGGTTATCGATATCATGTGGCCCATTGTGACTTGCGTATGTGTAGCCTTTGTCTTTTAACACTTTCATGTAGTGCCGTAGACCTTCACCACTGTTTGAGTAGTGATCAATGACGTGGAACTCTTCGCCCACTTCACGGATAAACCAAATTGATGTTGAATCGCCCACACCAATATCCCAGTACGTGTGAACCGGTAAGTGTGAATTATCAGGAAGTGTGCCAATGCGTTTATTTTCGTACAGGAAGCGGAATTGTTTAGCGTAGTAAGCGCCTTCAACCGATTGTTGGAATGCCTCAGACGGTATTGACGGGTATTCCCGTTTCATATCATCGCCGAGTGTTTTCTCTTTGGCGTAGTACCATGCTTTCTGGCGTTCGTTTAATTGAACACCATGTTTGCTGGCTATCTCATCAAAGTAGTCAACTAACCGCTGTGGTAATTGCTCCACAGGGTTAATGGCATACTCTGGATTCTTCCACCATGAGAAGAAAAAGAATTTCCAGTCTAGGTTAGAGAGAGCCTTGTTCTGAATTTGTGCTTTCTCAGCCGACTGGCAATAATCAAAGAAATAACCTGCTCTACCTTCCGCTGTACTTTCAATTGTCGTGAAGCAATCACTTGATACCGCCTCAAATGCGCCAGTGACAATCTCACGGGCTTTCTCTGGATACTTAGCACATATCTTACCGAACTCAGAAACGTGCAAATAACGGAGCGTACCGCCACGAAATGACGTGCTGATATAAAGCGAGCCGCCTTTGCTAAACACCAACTCACCAGCCGCATCATTACTCGCTGGGTTAGCCGCTTTGATTTCATCGGGTAGCTTGTCATAGGCATACTTTATCTTTTCCCTAAATAGTCGCTTAGCATCGTTAAGTGTGTGGGCTATCAACGCACATTTAGCTGCTTCAAATAGCGCTGCGTCTAATTGGATAATGCAGACCTCAGTAGTGAAGCCAAGCTGACGAGCTTTAAGGATAATGTTTCGCGTGTGCATCCCTTCAAAGTATTCAAGTTGCTCAGGCGTCATTTTAAATCGAACCGGCTTACCTTCTTTATTGGTTATCCAGTAGAGATGATTCAATCGCCAGAGCTTATCTCTCAATAATGCAAGATGTTCTGGCTTCATGATTATTCCTTAGATAAGTCGTCCATTAAATCTGATAGTTGGCTAGCTGTCTTATTCGGCTGAACATCATCAAGGCCGTATGCTTGACGCTCAAGGCCAACTAAATTTTTAAGTGTTTCGCTTAATGCTTTGGCTGACTTAACGCGCTCAGGCAGGGAGATGATTGAATGATAAATTTCATTGAGTTTATCGCGTCCGTTATCATCAGGACTAAACATTAACTCGCCAAGTCTTCTTAAGGCTGGCACATCAGCACATTCAGCAGATAGTTCATCAAATAAGTTGTTGGTTAACTCTCTAGCTCTTCTGATGTCGCCTCTATGCTCCATGCGGACATTAGCGATAACCTCGGCATTAGCCTCAATAAGTTGCCGTTCTGAAATAGCCTTTTCGGTGGCAACCAGACTGGCAACCTCCCTTTTGGCAACCAAGTTTTCAGCCCTAGCTTTAACCTTTGCCTTTAAATCTCGCTCCCATCCTTCCTTCTTTGCTCGTTTACTTATCGCCTGATGGGTTATCTCGTATTGAGAAGCTATTTCCCTTATGGACATCACGCCAGCTCGGTAAGCCGACTCGATGGCCTCCCAATCTGGTCTTTTGGCCATACCCTTTCCTTAATATTTACTGTTCAACTACTGGCACATATTTAATATCACTAATCTCATCAGGTGATATGTATACCCATGAACCATCAAGTGATGCGATACCGATTAATCCGTTAGTCACACGAGGCTCTTTAGTGGTCATCATGCCTTCGTAGGTTGTGCCGTCTTTCTTGGTTGCTATTACGTGATATTTATTCACTACTCAACTCCACCTCTTGACCTTCAAACACAATTTCTTTCTTAAAACAGAGCTTCATTAACCAAATACTGTTAATTAAAGCGCCGATAATAAACAATGGGTACATATAACGGCGCAGCGTCATTTTGTAATGCAGTGTTCCTGTTTTCATATCCCACACAATAAAAAAGGCCACTAGGGCCTATTTGGTTTTCTGTTCCGAAAATTCCATTTGAGCTAAATTTTCCAACAGTTCTGATATTTTATTTACCGCTTCATCAGTAAGATCATCGTTTATGCACCAAGAGATAAATACTTTTGGATCTGGTAGATATTCTCTTTTCAGCATATTAAAAAACAACATGCTTAGTTCAATGTCGCTTTTGCCGTCTTCCCGATAGTACCCCTTTAAGAAGTTAGCTAATGTTTCTACGCTAAACCTGATATCTCCTAGCGATGAACGAAAAACAGGCCGCTTATGTATGGCGACCTGTCTAATCAAAAATAGCTCACTAACTATGGTGGAGAATGTTTCTACTTGATCATTGTAATCTTGTTGCATTGTGCTCCCCTTGTGCTGATAGGTAAAGCATTTGCATTTGCCCCTTAACATCAAAAGCAGCCATGCATCGAGCATCAAAGTCTTTATAATCGACGGAGCTATTAGCAATGTTTGTCACTGCAACCATTTGCTTTTCTACAGCAAGTAGAGCATCACCTTTTAGGTATTGGTGGATTTTTTCTCTGTCGCCTTTATTTTCTTTGACTGATTCATAGACATAATCAGGCAATGCAACGCCATAAACCCATTTAGCCGTGATGCCAGCGAACAATAATGGACAGCCGCCAACATGACCGAAATAAGGAGTGCCTGACATCTTTGATAGCGCTCTATAATAGGGTTCTTGAAATCGCTTTTCCCACTCAGTAGCTTCTTTGTATGTCAGTAGCCCAATTACTTGATCTTCAGTTAATGTCATACTCTGTGACATCAACATGTTTTTAATGTGCCGGTCACAAGCGCGAGCAAATTTTGGTGATAACCATCTTGCGAACTCAATTACTAATTCAGGATGGATCCAAGTACCGCCATGTCGTCCTTTTTCTACTCGAACTAAAAGGGGAGAAATCTCCTCTTTAGAATTATACGCTTCAATATCAAGCTCTTTGCCAACCTCGTAGATATACTCTTTAGTTGATGAGACCCTTAACCAGTCTTTGGTTAGTTTTCCAAAGTGCCTAGCTGCTGCTGTAGCATTAACCCAACAATCGCCATTAAACGGGATCAGAGTTTCGTCATACTTCATGGGTACGATTTTAATCATTGCATATTTCCTATAGAAAGGGAGCCTATTAGCACAGAAAAGCCGCCCCAAGAGAGCTTGCCAGCTATAACGGCAGTTCTCAGGCTCACTTTCTGTAGGCTCTTGGTGTTTTTATGTGCGTGCTATGCACAGGTGAAATGCGTAGAGTTGCAACCATCATCACGTATCACTACGTTAATCAGGTCGCTTCTAGTCTGTTCCTAGCAGTCAAGATAGGGATCACTCTCCTTAATGGATAAACGATTTATCTAACCAAGCTGGTATATATACTTACTTAAGCTATACTAAGTAGCTATCGCTATACTTTAATTGATATCTTGCTAGTATTGCCCAGTTTCCCATACTGGGCTTTTTTTATTCTTTTGGAATGCTTTTATCCAGTTCTTCACGGAATTTAACTGGATTATCTGAACCTTCTGCTGCCATGATATTTCTCCATTAAAAAGCCCCGCTATTACGAGGCGATTGTTTTCTATCGAACTACTTCTACGGTATGTCCGTTTGCGTCAGTTATATAAGCTGATTCACCCTTGTAAATGAATTCAAACATCTGTCCGTTAAATTCTTTCATATTCGGGTGAGTGATTGACTCACATTCTGTAACGATGATTGCAATGCAGTCTTTCTGCACATCAACGTGATCAATGCTCTTTTCGCTAACAATTAGCTCTTCTTCCTGTATCGCTTTTGTACACTCAGCATCTTCGTAAACCGCTGGAGTCTCAATAGCGTAATCAGGGTTTGACCAATTTTTAAACTTATCAAGTAACTCAATGAATCGAGGGCTACCTAGTTTAATTATTGATAGACTACTTTCGCTTCTGAGGCTTACATCACCGTTAACAATAGTTTTTAAAGTAAACATATTTTCTTCCTGTTTCTGTTGGTATAAAAAAAGCCCCTAATTACTTAGAGGCTCGTTGTTGTTCAATTTCCCGTATTGCTTTCTTGTTGGCTAAATTTTGAGTTTATCAATCTCTTCATGATCTGGCCGACGATAATTCAGGATGTAACCTGGCATCTTCATAAACCTATTATTTTTGTCTTTTGCACTCACTACTACTGAATGGCAAACAGATGACGTGTCGAATGTTTCATCATATTCATACAATAAAGCCGCCATTTTATCTTGCCATTCAGTAGGCATTTCATGCATGAGAACTCTTGGCATGACTAGAAATGATGCATAAGACAATCCAAACCAATTCCACAATTCACTGCTATTTTTTGACTGTGTTGCCTTACTCATTTAAACACTCCATTAATGTAAATTTAAATTGCTTCTAGCCGATTCAATATCTCGAATCGCCTTCTTGTCTGAATTACATTGCTCAATAACCGATAACAGGGAGATGTTTAACATTAACGATTCTCCCCATGTCATTTTTTCGGGTATGTATGGCAGTAGACAATCAGCGGTTAGGTGTGCCGGTATCGCTATATGTTCCACTGGCACGTATTCTTTCTGAATAGTCGTGCATCCTGATAAGAGCGTCACTAGGAATAGTAGTATTGGCGCAATCATTATTGACAAGAACAGTTTTGATAACCGTTTTAACTTTTTCAGAATCCACGGCTGACCTATTCCGCTCTTCGCTATTAAGTGATGAGACATTGTTGATAATCCTGAATGTTCGGTTGGCGTTTTCTGTGATTGAGTTTTGGCGTGAGATTTGCTTAGTGAGTGATTTATTTTCTTTACTCAGCTCAATAACTTCTTTCATAGATAGCATTGAGAATAACAACATCGCTCCCCACAAAATTACTGGAAACCAAGGTTTTAATTTACTCATGCTGGATATGTCTTATGGGTTAATTGGAAGTGAGGGCCATCTTTAAATGTTTTCCAGTTACCGCCCCATTCGACATCGACGCCGAACTCTTTCGCCGCTTGCATCATGGCATCAGCTACTTTTTTAAAGTATGACCAATCATTCCAAGGGATCTGATTATTTACTAGTGGAGCACAATCAACAGCGTGGCCAGTTAAGTGACGACTATTCATCGTTTGGCCTTTGCCACTTGCAACTAATTGTCGCTGTCTGGCTTCGTTGCGCTTACCTTCAATCACCATAAAATCAATATCGGTAATTTCTAATGCTCGATGTACCACCTTAACTAAATCAGGATGAACGCCACGGAGGTTTTCTTCACTACGTCTGCTTAATCTAAACTTACTCACTTTTCAGCCCTGCCTTACCCTTAATGAGTTTACTTAATCCATCTACACCGACATACCCAATGAATACACTAGCCAGATATGCCAATTCATGATTAAGGCCAAGTAGCGTCAAGAGGTCTTTTACAAACCATGCAAACAACGCACACATAGCACCATCAAATAACGTTTTCTTCCAGCCACCGCCGTTGTACTTACCACGCAGAATTGCCATGCCAGTTGCTAGTGACGCGCTAATTCCTTGCTCCTTATGAGAGGCGATAACTTGGAATACTTGATCCCAAAACTCAGGGGTTTCTTTCATATGATTCATACTCACCCCCTATTTGGAGGAATTAGTTAATAGAACGCCGACTCACAGCTCTTGTGTGAACGTGATAACGAGGGTAATTGTTCTGTGGTCGGCATATACGAAAAAAGACCGCCTAAGCGATCTTCTGAATGAGTTGTTCGGAATAACCGAACATGTGAACTATCCGGAAATTCCGGAGAGTTGGATTACCACAATGCAAATAAGCACTCTGGATAAATATCAGAAACTTATTCCCTCGAATTCGGGGGAATTAAAATGGTGGAATTACACCAGATTAGATAACAAAAAACCCCGCCGAAGCGAGGTCTTGGATCGGAACTTTTCAGCCCGTAATCAGCAGGTAATTTCTTACCCTCTTTAATATATCTGCTCTTTGTTTTACTGCCCGAGCATATCACAAACTATACATATAAAATTCGCATTTGCAATATATATTTTAAATATTTATGAAATTAGACATAATTCCCTTTCTAATTCATGCTTCATTGCGTAAAACATCTCCTCTTCAAGAATACTTTCAGCCCAACCAATTCTTCTAACTGCTTGCTGTATGCTGATTTTTGTTTGATAACTCAATTCACGAGCCATCTTTTGCGGGTATTTGCGATCACAATATCGTTTAATAGCTACATGACGAATCGGATTGTTTTTAGCAAATGTTTTCGTTATTACATTTTCCACAAAAGCGGCATCATCTGATTCTTTGGCGAGAGCAATGAGGTCGCTTATTTTATTTTTAGGATTTAATATCTCATGTGACTTTTTGAATAATTCCTCTCCTTGATAACCCATTTTATGTAAATCATTAACCACCTTGATTATTCTTTCACCCTCAGTTTCGCTCCATTCCGTCCTAATCATTAATCGTCCAATGACGCTACCTGATCCTGATTCTGGATAATCATTGCCACCATATTCCTTTCCCCACGTCATTAACATGTAGCGAACCCAGACTCGCTTACTGTCTAATGCGTTTTTTCGATTAGAACCCCAAACTCGTCTTAGCTCATTTTTGCTTGAGTAAAGAGACAGTAGATTGAACGGATCACATTCCCTCATCTCGCCTCCGGTAATACTGTGTGATAATCATCATTCGCAGTTGTATATAGGACTCTGACACCATCCATCAGCCCGCATAATACTTCCATGCATTCAGCAATCTGGATTACACAGAAGTTAACCCGACCGCCTGATTTGGATTTTAAATATCTGGCTTCTTCAATAGCTGCGATTAAGTCAGTGAACATCATCTATCTCCCATATCGTGATATCTAATGAGCCATGAGCAACCTTTTCACCTCGACGGATCCGCATATCATCAATCTGGCTATCATCTACCCAAAATTCGGCGTGAGTTAACGAATCGAAAACCGCTTTAGGCAAGTTATCGAGGTCTCTTTGTCGTTTATCTGGGGGATTTGCTGTGATGACTATTTTGATGCGGGAAGTGGTTTTGACGTCTAGGTTATGTTGCTTGATGTAATCTGTTACTTGCTTTCGGTAGCCGGTGCCTTTGGATGAGATATAATGCCGTCCTCTACAATGCCTCCAATAGGTATTATTGCTTGGTGGCCACGGCAGTTTTAAGTGATACTCGTTCATACCTTAATCTTACCCTCCTTGATGAGAATATCCTGAGTACGAATAACGCCTTCTAAGTGACATTGCTTTGCGTATTCAGCATCGACGTAGTTAGTGCGTCTATCTGATTCATCATGACAAGCACTACACGCCCAAGCACCAAAAATATCATTAGGCTTTATTCCGGTACCGCAAATACCAGACATTCGATAATGAGCTAAGACGACAGTTTCAGAATTACCATTACATACTCCCGGCATTCTAATTTGGCATTCACGACCTCGAGCTTCTTTGCGTAAGTTCGACATCTCCCTCTCCTTTGATTTTATCCATCACTTCCAAATGAGCGTATTCATCAGCACACTTGCTACACACGTAAATTTCTTCATCTGTTAGCTGTCTATTACATGATTAGCAGTTCATTGAACGCCTCGCTTTACCGCACGTTTAGCTTCACGTTTAATGGCAATACCTAGTCGCTCTAGCCACTCTCCGTATTTGAGCAATGCTTCGGTTTCATCACTAATACGAGGGAATCCATCCATTTCAATATCTACCTCAAACTTTCCAAAGTTATCTCTGGCAATAGATATTTTCTGCTCTAGCTTTGTAGTCTCGTTATTGTGAGTAACGTTATACTCCTTGAGAAATAGGCTTTCGTTTCTTTCAAACTTGACCAACTCCATTTTTGTTGACTTTGTTTTCACGCTCTCACCCCGCTCAATAATGAATCAAACTTCATCAACATCGGATTACCCATGCCTGCCGTGTTTGCCTTATCGACAAATGACAATCCACACATGAAATCATCCAGCACTTTTCTAGGCTTCTTTGCTTCAACTTTTTTTGCTTTTGGGAAGAGAGGGAGATTAGCCAGCCGTTCTTTTTCAAACTGACTTCTCAATCGAGTAATTGCATCGTCTGTTACTGCATAGTTATTGATTGGGCGAGTGCGTTTACGGCTCTTTGTTTCAACATGCTCTACACACTTAAATGCAAGTAACTTTCTTAAAATGGTTCCTGTTCTTGCGGGTGTTAAACCTGTTACCGCTGAAATAGTGTTGTGATTAAATGAGATAAACTCACGACCAACCACTATCACTCGCGCATAAGTCCTGTATTGTTCTTCAGTCATGATCACTTCCTGTTTAAGTTGTTGCGGTTAATGTGCTCACGGCGACTTTCTTCGATAAATCGAACCAACTTCTGAGCCTCTTCTAATTTCTCGTCATACTGCTTTAACTTTTCTTCTGGCGTCATTCGTCTTGTTTCCTTTTCAATTTCATATATTCACTGTTATCAGGTATCGTCACGAAACAATTTATACCTACCGCCCAGCGTTCAACCTGCTCCATGAAGCGGAACATTTCACCTGTATCAAGTTTTGATGTTTTCCGAAGTGTCCTTACGCGCTCTGTAAGTTGTGTAGTAACGTCAACCATATCGACCACCTCGTAACCTAGGAATGTATGCTTAAGTATTTCCTTAACGGTTTCTGGTGTGTAATTGGCGTTGTTCTTACATAGGTATTTGCTTATCTCTGAACACCACAAATGAAAAGTTGCATTCTGAGATAATGAGCGCTTATTTTTCCAAGGCTTGATGATGATTCGGTGTGGTTGGTTTGTTGCTAGAACCTCTTTGAGGTGTTGCCATGCGGTATTTTTGGTTGATTCGTGGAAGAGAAAATCTGCTTCCAAGTTAACCTCCTATATTAACGGCTCCCGTAATCCTGTTTTCACATATTTGATATTGTGGGCAACTAAAATCTCCCACTCGTCATAATCGTGACCGAAAAAATGACCTCCTGCCCAAGCTCCATCACTGTCTTGGTCATTAAGTATGAAATCCCATTGCTCATCATTGAGCTTAACTAAACGAGCAACGTTAGTGTCGAACACCTGTTGCTTAATCATTCTTGCAAGTGGTGATTCCATCATTCATCCTCTGGCATTGGTGGTGAGCACCACTCAGTTACATTGCTCAATATTCTACTTTTCCCGTTTCGACTAAAGTGAATAAATGTTGGCGTTTTCTGCTCGTCGTAGATAAATACTGCTCTAGCATTTGCACCATTGTTTTTAGTCAAAACTACTTCGTAATCGTTAGGCAATCTCTCACTCACCTTAACCCAATCAGTTCCCTGCATTAGATGCCTCCTTTGATATCAATATTTTTCATACAAAATTTAAACAACCACCTGAATAGATAGGTCATCACTAACGCCTGAATAACCACTATTGGTAATGAACCTAGATAAGCATGAAGATTAAACTCGCCTAACCTATTAACCATGATTAAAACCGATAACGAACCCCAAGCAATGAATTGAAATAGAAATGTAAGAATGTTGCTACTAAATACCCTGACAAGTATTTTTTGATGCCATTTCATCTAATAACCTCGCTTACTGAAATATTCAATTCGCTCTAAGTTGTTGTATGTTTTACCTCTTGGATAACAACTGCGAATTTTACGAGCAAGGTGTTTTTCCTCAGGCATTGAAATGGATCTGCGCTTGCTATCCATTAGCAGTCCATGAGCTGTAATCTGTGGAGTTTGTAGCCAGTTTCTATTTTTGTGAAAAATTATGCTCATCTAGAAGTCCTTATGATTCAATTGATAATCAGCCAAAGCCTGCCTAAGTACGCCGTTTAGATCTTTAATCCGATTAACACACCCTTCCATTTTGTCCAGTAATTCAAATACGAGCTTAAAGTCGATATTATTCATCTAAAAATCCTCTTGCGTGTTCCCCCACAGGAACTTGATTAGTTAATTTTGATATTCGATTTAACGCTTGCTACACGAATGAAATAACGTAGTAACTCAGTGTTCATCCACTGCTTTTCAGTCAAATGAAATACCCATGAAAGCAACTTTTCTGGGGTGTTACATGAGGAGATGGAGATCTCATATTGATCAACTTCATTGTCACTTAGCTGGAAAACAAAATGATTACCTTCAACTTTTAAAATAGAACGCAACACTTCAAGTCTTTCAATAAAATCATCCGTATCTAACTGCTCTAAATTCATACATTTGCTCCTTGAAATCTTCTCTGTTGTGGTCTGCTACTTTGTTGACAGATGCTTGATGCTTGAGCCTGATCGGTGTCAAGAAAGTGACCATTTTTGAATAATTGATAAACAGTTCCCAATTTCCCAAATCGGTTTTTTGTCACAATTATTTCTGCGTAAGCTGCTGCGGGGGAGTTCTCATTATAGACTGCATCGCGATAAAGCATGATGATGCTATCCGCATCTTGCTCTACGCTTCCTGAGTCTCTTAAATCCGCATTGGTAGGTCGTTTGTTAGGTCTCTTTTCAACATCGCGAGATAGCTGACTTAGTGAAATAACAGGCGTTCTGATGTTTTTAGCTAGCCCTTTCAACGTTGCTGAAATATGAGCAATAGCCAAGTCGTTACGCTCTGCACGAGGTTTCTCAATTAACCCTAAATAGTCAACCATGATCAACGATAATTCAGGGTGACGTTTCTTGTGTCGTGTTGAAATTGCAGTGATTTGTTCAACGGTTAATTTGCTAGCATCGACAACCCAGACATTCAGGCCAAGTAAATTACCTGCTCCCATAGATACCCTTCCCCAATCTTCGTCACTCATACGAGATGGGTTTCTCAATGCGCTAACAGATAGGTTTGCTGATCCTGCAATCTGACGTTCTACGATTTGCTGAGAGTCCATTTCCATCGAGAAAATTAAAACACCTTTTTTGGTGTCAGATCCGATAACATTTTGAGAGGCAACGCCTTCTGTAATTTTCAGTGCGATTTCTGTTTTACCCATTCCTGGTCGAGCGGCGATAATGACCAAATCAACAGGATTGATACCCCCCATAATTTCATCTAATTCGCGGATCCCCGTTTTTAGTGTGTCCGATTCCTCACCTTTGTTAACACGCTCTTGTAAAACTTCGGTGTAATCTTCGATTAACGATGACACATGGACTGGTGCGATATCACCTTTCGAAGAATGCATATCAGATGCCTGAGCAAGAAAACTTTCCATTGCCTCACTGGCTTGCTCAATAGTTCCGTTCTCAATCACACCACGCACAGAATCCATTAACTGGATCATAGCTCTACGGTTATGATTATCGGTCACCATCTTGGCATAGCCTTTTAGGTTGGCTGCGCTAGGGCAATCCTTGGCTGTTTGGATAATACTAGCTAGATGCTCACTGCCCATCCCTTCAGCAACCATCATCATATCGATGACACCGCGAGACTTAGCTTGTTTTTGAATAACTTGATAGGCTTCTCGATAGAACCTAACTGAAAATGATTCAGGCTCTAAAGTGGCTAAAACATCCGAGGCATCAGGAGTTAATCCTGAAATTAACAAACCTCCGATAACACTCGCTTCAAATTCCGTATTGATCACTTAAAACCCCCTGTCAGCAAATTTACCTTCTCGAACACCTGTCAACGTTGTTTCTCTTAGCAGATAATCAATATCAGCCGTCCAGCCTGTATCGTTTTCACCAAAATAAAATGGCTTAGCCATCCGCACAAAGGCTCTAACGTAGGCTCTCCAACCATCAACGTTTGCCGTTGCAAGGTTTTTGATTATCTTCCTGATCCGTGTTTTGCGTTTCTCGTTAGCTTCCACAGCATGAGGTAGTCTGTCACCAACTTCCTCGTTGTAGGCATTGAGATATTCATCGTAGTTAATTGGAGTTGATTTTCTCTTGGTAGGTTTTACCGATTCTCCCCCTTTCACCTCGTGAGGGGTAAGGGGTGTATTACTTTCTTTCTTTTCTTTTGTAATAGTTTCTTTTGTGTTTAGCTGACTTGGCTTATGTGAATTAGCCGTTTTAGCTAATGTTTTATTAGCCGACTTAGCTAATGTTTCGCTAACTTGGCTAATATTGAAATTCCACTCAGTAAAATCTTTGTTAATTCCAATTTTATTACCTGATGAAATAACAATATTCATAGCAATCATTTCATTCTTCGCTTTGCAAACATGAGTATGATGAATGCCTGTCATTTCAGCTATTTGAGTGTTTGTAATACGGTCTAACTTTTTGCCGAAGCCGTATGTCTTTCTGATGATGGCCATAACGACTTTTAGTTGTCTTGCTGTTAAATCTGCACACATAACAGCTTCAAATAGGTCGTTGGCTATTCTTGTGTAACCATCTTCAAGATTTGCCACTGTTGACCTCTCTTGCCGTCGTTGATTACCAAAGTCAGCGTATGCAACATTGCTATTCATCGCTCTTACCTCCTAGTACCTGTTGACGATGTTCAGTGCGTATTTTTGCATCCTCAAGCATTGCTCTTAGACACTTAACACCGTCCTGAGTCACCAATCTGTTAAAGTGATTTCTAGCGTTGTTTTTATGCACAGCGCTATGATTAAATCGTTGTTTCATGGTATAATTCCCTTATTCCTAAGCTGTATCAGCAAAAGGGAAACTCAAAATCAGCTTCCCTTTAATACTGGTTATTGATACAGTGTATTTGTTAAGTTAAATGGTTAAGTCCATTTGTTGAGAAGCCTCACCATTCGCAGTGGTTGAGGTTTTTCTTTTTGGTGCTTTGATATGCTCAAGCATCTGAATTAACGCTCTAGCCTCATCACCTTGCAATATCACTGTGTCATCCGGTGTCTCATACCCAATAGCAACTAAAAGCCTTGCACAACGTTGTATGAAGCTTAATTGCGTTTTAGATTGTTGAGATTGCCAGCGAGATATTTGTGATTCGTGAATACCCGTTCTTTTCGCTACTTCTCTAGCGCCAGTAACAAGTATCCCTTTCATGATTTTTGATTCGATTTCTCGAAATTTGCGTTCGTTTGATAGTTCCATTTGTTAAATTCCTTCTTAGATTACTTCCCATATTGGGAACAGCAGTAATGATCCGTGGCTCATTCCATATGAGCGGATTGTTTGCTCTGAGAATTTACTCTGAGCGGGTTAGCGATGTTAAAGAGCGTGATGGTACTTATTTACCAGATGGAAACGGTTTAACTTCTTCTGCTTCAACTGTTCCATCTTGTTTTCTGATAATGAAAATATTTCTTTTCTTTAAAATTGCTTTACTTATCGCGCTTTGCCTAACACCTAACAATTCAGCCGTTTTGTGTTGTCCTAGCTCAGTAGCAAATTTAGTTAATGGGACTCTTTCCATAGTTTCTCCTTTTTTAATTATTATCACCGCAAGTGATAAAATAGTCAACACCTGCGGTGATTGGTAAATATTCCATTTGGTAATAAAATTGCAGTATGAAAAAGAAACCGATCACAGAAGAACAGAAAGCTGACGCTCTTCGCCTGAAAAATATCTTTGAGGCAAAAAAGAAAGAGCTTGGCTTATCACAAGAAACCCTAGGCGATTCAATCGGCATGGGGCAGAGCGCTGTTGCTCAGTTATTGAATGGAGTAAACGCTCTAAACATAGAAAACGCGGCAAAGTTAGCTGAGGCGTTACAAGTTACCGTTGATGAATTTAGCCCATCCCTAGCTAAAGAAATTAGAGGCATGTTTAAGGCTGTCAGCCCATTAAAAACACCAAGCATGGATGAGAAATATCAATACCCTCTATTCACTAAGGTACAGGCTGGCGCTTTCTCAACAGAATTTAACTCATATACTCAGAAAGATGCTGTGTCGTGGATACCTACAGCTAAGAAAGCCAGTGAGCGCGCTTTTTGGTTAGAGGTTGAAGGCCAATCAATGACAGCGCCACCAGGAGGAAAGCCAAGTTTTCCTGAAGGAATGCTTATCTTGGTTGATCCTGAGGAAGAGGTAGAGTTCGGAGATTTCTGTGTTGCTCGTTTGCTAAATGATGAATTCACATTCAAACGATTGATTAGAGAAGGTGGAATATCATATTTAGAGCCGTTAAACCCACGCTATGACCTGATCCCTATTAACGGTAACTGCACAATCATAGGAAAGGTAATCAAGTCACAATGGCCTGACGATACGTTTTAGGAGGAAATATGGCGTTTAACAATATTGAGATAGCAAATATTAGACGGTGTATGGAATTTTTCATGGAAAAACGCCGCCCAGCAGAGCACCTAAGGGATGAATTAGATTTACAGTATCGTATCGAGGACGACTCAGTAATTATCTTTGAAATTAGGCAACTAATATGGAGTGATGGCAGAGTAGAAGAACCTATAGCAAAAATCACACATAATAGGTATTCGAATTCATGGTCTCTGCTTTGGATGGATAAAAATAGTAACTGGCACAACTACGATGAAATAATGCTAGGTAGTTTCTCTGACGCCATTAGGCTCGTTGAAGATGATGTGCGAGGTTGCTTTTTTGGGTGACGACACGTTTTATGGAGTGGTTGACAGAATAGCAGTAAAATTGAAATTTGGTTGACGTAATTTTGTCAACCAATTGTCTTCAATTGCCTTTAAAGGATGAGTAAATGAGAATATTAGGGGTTCGAGTTTCACCTTCAGTGGCATCATTTATTGTTTATTGCACTGAATCTAAAAAGCTTGTTTGTTCTGATGTGATAAATATTCCATGCATTTTAGATACACCAGAGAAATTAAAATATGTTCGTAACAATATCCTAGATATATTAATGTTTTATAATGTTGATATCGCATCAATAAGGGTAACAGAAGCAAACTCTCAAAATATGAGCATAGACCGTCTCTATATAGAAGCAGTAATACAAGAAGCATTTTCAAGTAGTGAAGTTAAAAAATACTTTACCATTCGAAAATCAGGAATACGGGCAGGTCTCAATGTAAGCGATACTGAATATAAACAATTACTTAAGTCAGAAATATCAATACATGATATAGACAATTCATCATTCACTCAGGAAACAAATGAAGCCATGATGGCAGCATTAGCAGTGGAGGGTAAATTTTGATCACCCCATATCAAAAAGCAGACGTGTCATTTAGAAAAATAAAAAAACTTGATGAACAAGGTTGTTTCTCAGAGGTTTATCTTGCTCATGATGAAAATTTAGATCATGAGTTGGTTATCAAAGAAATCACAAAAAAACCCAATCAAGATAAAGATACTTATTTTTCTGAGGCAAGACTGCTTTACAAAAATGCTCACCCAAACATCGTGCAGGTTCAATACGCAGCTGAAGATAATGAAAAAATCTATATAGCAATGCCATATTATATTAATGGCACGATAAGCCAAAAGATGAGCAGAGGAAATTTCACTCCACGTGAAATAATAAGGTACGCAATACAGTTTATTGGTGGCCTATATCATATCCATACAAAAAAATTAATTCATTTCGATATCAAGCCTAATAATATTATGATTTCAAACCGAAATGAAGCAATGCTGGCTGACTTCGGGTTATCTAAATTAATAAATATAAATTCAACAGCAATACCTGATCACAATTACTATTTTCATACCCCTCCTGAATATTTCACAATAAGCAAAAGTGGTGGATTTACCTATACCTTCGATATCTACCAAGTTGGAATGACTTTGTATAGGATGTGCATTGGTGCCATTGAGTTTGAAAATGAAATATCTCAATTCCAGTATGCTGAGCAGTTAGAGTCCGCAATAAAAGCTGGAACATTCCCTTCCAAACAATACCCATCGCATATACCAAAAAAATTAATATCTATAATTAATAAGTGTTTAGAAAGCAATCCAAACAACCGATTTCAGTCATCACTAGATATTCTTAATGCACTATCATCAATAAAAGACGATGATGGCGCGTTAGATTGGAGAAAGTGCGATAATTCCGATACCACACTAAATGAATGGCGCAAGAAAATCGCAGGTGCTATACTCCATTTAAGTTATGATAGCAATACAAAATCCTCTATTTGTCATAGAGTATATCCAGATGGGAGAAAACGAAAGGAAGGCAAAGGTACGCTTACCCGTTGTTCTCATTCAAAAATATATCAAATACTCAAAGGGTTATAGCTATGAAAAATCGGGCGGTGTTGAATAATACGCCACCCAGCAGAAGGGATGTTGCGGTGGCTTCCCCTTATACAAAATCAGATCTTCTGAATAAAGATGAAAAAAAAGAACGCTCTGATAAATTTAGATCTTCACTTCTAAGAAATAAATATTTTAAACTATAATTTCAAATTCAGCCCTCCCCGCGAGGGCTTTTTTGTGCCCCCCTCCCCTCCAAAGAAGTGATCTGCATTCCAATCTGAGATTTTTTTGAAAATAAATTATCTGAAAATACAACAAATTAACACCGCCAGTTATATTATTATCACCTGCGGTGTTGACTTATAAATCACCGCTGGTTATATTTATCACATCGAAGGCAAGGAGCCATAGATAAACAGGATGTTCGCTCTTTTACAATTAGGAACGCTCAGAATAAATTTTCAGAGCAACCACTGAGTGGTTTTTGGGGTGATGGTCGAAAAGACAAGCAGTCGCCTTGTTGGCGAAAGACAGCTACCGGAGGCATTCGGCATCACCACCAAAAATCACTTAGGAGACAAATATGGCAACAATAACTTTTAAAGAGAACTCAAAAATTCGCAGGCGCAGAAAGCAAGGTGAGTTTTTGGCTCGAAAGATAGCTATGAGAAGTCGCTCAGTGGAAGAAATTTGGGATTCGATATTTGGCGTTGAGAAGAAAGAACGCCCTGTTCTCTCTCTCAAACCAACAAAGCATTATCCAAGTGGAGATAACTGTTGCTTACCTAATGTAGCAGTATATTCAGGAGTTAAAACAAAACAGCCGAACAGTGAGTTCGGGGTGACGGCGAGATAAATAGGAGAAGTAAGATGAAATTTATCTGTTGATTTTCTGTTCCGCCTCATGAGCTTCAACTAAAAGTCTGATAATTGCTTTTCGGTAGTAAGAATCTAATTTGTATTTAGTTATGTAGGTATCATGATACTCATGAATGATACCTTTACACATAAGGCTGTACACATAAATACCATCTTCATCATTTTCAAAGTCGTCTATATCATCGCCATCAATTAAACACAAGATAATTTCTTTTTCTCTCTCTGAAAGTGATTGAATTTCTATTTTGGTTCGCCTGAATTTTAGAGACTCTTTTATATTTCTGTGCATACCTATTAATGAAGACCACAACCACTTTAAAAAATAGCTAATGAAAAATGAAACAGGGATCAGGATTAGGGTAACGCCGACATAAGGGATATTAAAAAAGTGTATTTTCCCATTAACAAAATGAGATACCGAATCAGGAACAAACAAAAGTAAAAGTAACCAAGTAAACAACCAAACCATATTGAACCTCAATGATGTGTTTTGTTTTAAATAGGCAATCACTGCCTCAATCCAATTCGGCATGGTTGATAATCTCTTATTCTGTAGGGGTAAGTGGATTATAGCCGATTTCTCGCTGTAGGGGTACACGAGAACCACCTCGCCTGACGTGGCTAAAAGCAGGCACAGTTAACTAATTACAGTCCATTCTGTGGGCTGTGGTGAGTTGATTAATAGATAGGAGATAGAGATATGTGTGATTGCTTTACTAAATTAGGTGATGACATGGAAAGTCGCATTAAAGCAAAACTACCTGAAGGAGCAAGCCTACGGTCTTCTGGTTGGAAACAGTCTGGATTGTTTATGTCTGGCGGCGTCATGTCAGTTAATTATTTCATTGAATACAACGCCAGTTATCAGGAAGTCAAAAAGGACGGTACACCGAAAGCCCGCCTAACAAAGCAGGATTTCCCCGTTACGTTCTCATTCTGCCCTTTCTGTGGCGTGAAATGTGAAAGAAACTAGCATCGTGTTTAGTTAATAACGGAGGGAGTATGGCAATAGATGATTTCCATAACGGAAAGCTACCCATGCCGAAGTTATTTAGAGCTGTTCGAGTCGAGTTTGATTCACTGGTTCCAAATGGTCCTAATGATGAATATTGGGTCACAACAATCAGGTATGTAAGACGAGTTAGACATGCTGATGGTTGGCGCTGGCAATTGGTCAGGACGCATCATAAAGGTTTGGATAGATGGGATCCATACCTAGAGTTAGATAGGGAAGGACTTAACGACATTAATCATGTGTACGGACTAATTAAATAGTTAGGAGGGAGTATGACATGGGAAAAATGACATTCGTAGTTGAGTATGAAGATGGCAGGGAGCCGTCTGTAAACGCAGGAACGGAGATATTAGGCGGTAAATTGTTATCAGTTGGATTTAATGACTACCGAGATGAACAACTAACTCAGGATGAAGTTAGCGCCTTAAATCACGCAATTAACTTTAACGACTTGAAAGAAACCTGCAAAGACTTTGAAGTTAGTTATGACGAAGTTGTAGCAAAACTCTAAAGCCCTAGGTCAGCAGTAACCCACCGCACCAACACCAGATAACCACCCTATCGCTCACCTAGCGAGGTAACAATGAAAACTAACTATTACAGCGCTATGCGTGATTGCATGGCGGTGCGTATCACTACGCCTCAAGCACGTAAAAATAAACGTACAAGCCCATGGTTATTCAGTTTAGCTGTGGTCATTGTGACAACCGTTGGCGTAATACCAACATTTGTAAGTTGAGGTGATTATGCAAATTTCTTACAGCTACTCGAACGGAACTCGAGTAATAGATGGAAAAACAGTCATGGAATTTGACGAAAGTAGCAAGCTTAGTATTGAGACAGGAAGTTTCGCTGAGTTGGCTAAATTAACGGAGATTGACTCAGTTAAGGCAATGGAATATGTACTCGATTGTGACGATGAATCGCTTGAACGGACTATCAATGCAATAGGCAAGGAGGCCTTTATTAACAGGATATTACGTGTTTCTAAGCTAAGGAGAGTTGCGTGATTACCAACACCTACGGACTCAGAAACGACTGGTACGAACGCCAAATGGAACGAGAAGCGTTTGTTAATTCTCAGGAAGAGAAAACATCAGTCGATGAGGTTATGGATAGCCTACCAGAAGAACTACTGTGTATGGATTTAGCAAGGAAGTTAAATCCGGTATTTGAAATTAGCCCTCAAGCGCTGTATGCAGTTTTAGACGGAATTAGAACAGCTATTCAGATCGGAATAGATAAAGAGGTTTTAGGATGAAACCCGGCATCTATTACGACATTTCAAATGAGGACTATCACCATGGATTAGGGATCAGTAAATCTCAGTTGGACGATATAGCAAGAAGCCCTGCATTTTATAAATGGAAGAAAAATGCACCATTAGACACGGAAAAGTTGAAGGCTTTAGATATGGGTACCGCCCTTCACTGCTTACTTTTAGAGCCAGATGAATTTTTAAATAGGTTCATCGAGGCTCCTGAATTTAACAGAAGGACGAAGGATGGTAAGCAGGAAGAAAAGGACTTTCTAAAAGAATGTGATGATTCAGGGAAGACCGTAATGGATTACGAACAGCATCGGAAGCTGAAAATAATGCGTGATAGTGTCCTCGCCCACCACGCGGCAAGGTATTTTCTTGAGGCTGACGGTTATAGCGAAGCGTCAATTTACTGGGAAGATGCAGACACGGAAGAGTTATGCAGAATTAGACCAGACAAGTTTTTATCAAATCAGCCAGTAATTATCGATGTAAAAAAAGTAGCCGATATGAGTCGATTTGATCGTCACATCGAAGAGTTTCGCTATCACGTTCAGCATGCAATGTATCAGGAAGGTTATTTACAACATTTTGGGGAATCACCAATTTTTCTCTTTCTTGCTGTAAGCGAAACAATTGATTGCGGAAGATACCCAGTTCACGTCTTTGAGTTAGATTCAGAGGACGTTGGTGTTGGGTTTAGTTTATTCAAACAAAATTTACATACTTTTCATGAGTGCCGTATCAATGATGACTGGGGCGGCATAGAACCTATATCACGCCCTGCGTGGGCTAAACGGAGGGATTAATATGTCTCAAGAAATAACAACTATCAACACAGAACATGAGGCTGACACATCAACCGCAATATTCAGCCCATCAGGATTACAAAAGCTTCAGGCATTTGCAGAGATTATGTCTCAAGGTGTTGCTACTGTTCCGAGACATTTAGCAGGCAAGCCTGCAGATTGTTTAGCTGTGGCGTTGCAGGCGGCTCAATGGCGAATGAATCCATATGCGGTAGCTCAAAAGACCCACTTAGTTAATGGCGTGCTCGGCTACGAGGCTCAGTTAGTCAACGCTGTTGTTACAAGTTCAAAAGCTGTTAATGGTCGTTTTCATTACCGATATGGTGGTGATTGGGAGCGAATAACGGGAACAAAAGATAAGTCTGACGAAGCCGGTTTATTTGTTCAGGTTGGGGCGATTCTTCATGGTGAGGATGAGATCACGTGGGGTGAACCACTCTATATGATTGATATCACCACCAGAAATTCACCGTTATGGAAAACAGCGCCAAAGCAACAGATTGCCTATCTAGCAGTTAAGTATTGGGCTCGACTTTATTGCCCCGAAGTTATCCTCGGAGTTTACACGCCTGACGAATTTGATTCAGAGCCTAGAACGGCAAGAGATATAACGCCAAAAACAACAAAGCAGTCCCTTAATAATCTGATTAACAACAAGCCACAAAATAATGATGAAGCCGAAAAGCCAGCCGATAAACGCACGCCCGATGAGTTGTTATCTGATTTCACTAACGCGGCAAGCAGTGCAAAAACAACTGATGAGCTCGACAAGCTTTACAGATATGCAGGTAAAGGGCTAGCCAATGAGCCTGATCTGCTCTCAAGGGCGACTGATGTTTATCAAATTCGCAAAGATGAATTAATGGGTGTTATTTAATGGATTTTTAATTTCAAGGATGAAATACCCCTACCCGTATAACCCACGAACTCAGTGCAAGGATGCAAACAGGAGATAGATATGACTATTGAACAGTTACAAGAAGAAAATAAGAAGTTGAAAGAAGTGCTTTTTGCTGGCGCTTTCTTAATGGCTAAAGCGGTTCATAAATATGATTTCGGCGTTGGAATGGAAGAGCAAGCCACTGACTTTATGAAGGATGCAGAGGAACTGGTTGGCAGGAAGCTACCAACGTTCGTATGATAATTTAACTTGCAGGGATGCAAACAGGAGATAGATATGACAGATAAGCTCAAAGAAGAAATTAACGCACTTCAACAAGAAGTCGCTAGAGGTCATGTGTACGAGTGGGAATTACACAGACTAAATTTATTACTTTTAGTGATTGAGCATTACCTTTCAGAAAATAATGCCAAAGAGGCTCACTTGTGGGCGCAAAGCATATTCCAGTGGATTGACTCAGAGTTTTACGAAGAGATGAAAAACAACACTGGAGATATTAACGCTTGGTTTAATAAACAAATGGAAGGTTCAGTTAGCACTGAGCAAGCGTTAAAAATAACTCGTGAATTATATCCAGAAATAGAAAAGCTACGGACAGCTTAATTTAACTCGCAGGGATGCAATGTTGAGGAATGAATGTGAAATTAACAGAACGTCAAATTAGCACATTAAAAAATGTAGATAATGGATATAGGCAGTTAAGTAATGGGCTGTTAATTTTCTCACTGGAGAATAAAGGACTTATTAAACTTCACCCTAAAGATGGATGGAAATTAACAGAATCAGGCATTGAAGAATTAAATAAGGTGGAGCAATGAAAGTTGAGCAATCACAAGTTACTAAGTTAGTAATAACAGGCATAGAGCGTCACGACCCTATTCATGTGTATCTTGAAGACTACGGCGATAATCAAAACAGCCGTGTCACAATTAGCGAAAGCGGTTGTTCATGGTCTTGCTTTTGGGGCTCGATGGGTAGTTCGCTAGTTGAGTTTATTCAGCGTATTAACAATCACTATTGGATAGGTAAGCTAGATTCTAATTTAATCTCTGAGATAGACGCTGATAACGATGCAAATGCTGAATACGCTAAAAAGCAAGTTATCAAACTGCGCAAAGATGATGAAATAGACCAATACGAAGCAAGGGAATATTGGGGTTTAATCGAATCATCAGATAATGTTAAAGATGATTGTTGCAATAGTTTTTTAGGCGGTAAGTTGCTTAGCTTGTTTGGTGATGATGCTTGGTATAACGATTGGCCCTCTATTCCCAACCCTGAATATATAAGAATGGAATCACGATTAAACGCTGTTCGTGAGGCATTAAAGCAAATAAATGTGAATTAAGGAGGTACTTTGACAGTAGATTAGTCACATGGATGTGAGTATGATTCCTGCTTTAATTAAGGAGGGGTTATGTCAGATGAAGATGAGAATTGTTTAACTTTCGTGCTAAAGTGGTCATTTATAATTATATTATTTACCACTGTTTTTCTTCTAGGTTTTTCTTTTATTTATTACTCACAAATAAGCCTAGATAGTAAAATATCATCATTTTTTAGCTTCTTATCATCACTTGGTATTCTAGCTACTATTGGTGTTTATTGGCGGCAAAAAAAGGACTCAGAAAACTCAGAAAAAAAAAGACAAAAAGAAATATCCATTAGCTATCTAAATATATTTACTAAATATTCTGATGAGTTAAAAACAATAGTAAGTCAACTGGTTAAACTACATAAATTATTAGACGAAAACAACAATTCATTTGTAGAATATATTGGTGGTCATGATATACATGCATTTATCTTAAAAGACGTAAATGGGAAAGAATTAGGCAATGCTCGAATGTTTAAATTTGATAGCTCATCCTTGTCTTATATATATTCAAACTCCGCATCAGTTAATATAAATATCTCAGAGAAGTATCAATTTTTATACAAGCGCAGCATTAAAATAAATACATATATTGAAAATTTAATTTTAAAAATTCATTATGATAATAGTAAAGAAAATATACTTAATTATTTTAGTACTTTAAGATTAAGTAAATCTATAGATAAAATTGATTTATGTGTAAAAGATTTCAAAGATTACTGTAAAAGTTTATAGCATCACCCTGCATTGCAGGGTTTTTTGTACCTAAAATTCAGAGTAACAATTAATGCAAATAATCGGATATGTATTACTCATGCTAATACAGGGTTCTGCTGTGCCTTTAACGGAAGATATATATACGCAATCGGAATGTAATAAACGTGCTGAATATTTAATGTCAGTTAGTAGTTTTGAAGTTGTTTGTGGAGAGGTATGGAATGAAAGATAAATATTATTTGGGATTACAAGGCTACGAAGAAGAAGGTTTTGAAATTGAGCCGACAATAAAGGATAAATTTAATTTAAAATCTCCATCGTGGGATATATCAATAACAAAGCAGGACTTAGTTAATATTAAGCTCATGATAGAGGAGATATTAGAAAGTGAATAAATACACCGAACTATCTGACTTCGAGATTAATAAAAAGGTTACTATTGCTTTGGGTATAGAAGGCAACTTTTGGATTAGCGAAAAAGAAGGTGATTTTGATAAAGAGATCCCGTCTGATGAAAGAGGGCCTATATGGAACACTAGAGAATATGCAGTGTTATCTTACATTCCGAGTAATGGCAATATATTTAATCCCTGCAATAACCCATCTGACGCAATGCCGATTATTATTGAAAACTTAATATCGTTAATGGCAGATATGTCAGATGACGGAGGATCAACTTGGTGGTGTGCAAGTGATATTTCAAATGGAATCACATCGAGATATAAATCGAACCCACTGCGCGCAGCTATGGAGGTATTCTTAATGATCAAGGATGCGGAGAATGAAAAAGTATGACTTAATATTGTGCGATCCTCCTTGGTCTTACAATAACAAAGTTTCAAATGGCGCAGCAGATAATCATTACAACACCACCGACTTATATTCTCTCTCTCGATTACCAATAGAAAAACACTCCTCTAAAAATGCCGTACTATTTATGTGGTACACAGGCAACTTTGCACTCGAAGCAATTAAATTAGCCGAAGCATGGGATTTTAAAGTTAAAAACATGTTCGGGTTTGCGTGGGTTAAATTAAATAAAAATGCAGGAGATAGAATAAATAAAAAACCACCAGAGGACTTTTTCGATTTCATGGAAATATTAAACAATGAGACGAAAATTAATTGCGGTAATTACACTCGTCAAAATATCGAAATGTGTTTAATAGCCACAAGAGGTAATGGACTACCTCGTAAGTCTGCAAGTGTTCGCCAAATTATTTACTCATGCCTTGGTGAGCACAGCGAAAAGCCAAAAGAAGTCCATCATCGTTTAGAGGAGCTATATGGAGATGTTCCTCGGCTCGAATTATTTGCACGAGAGAAATATGGTGATTGGGATGTATATGGCAACCAAGTAGAAGGAAGCATTAAATTAATATAGATGAATTATGACATTTAATTAAATTGCAGGGATAATAGCATTATGTGTACTTATTTAATTGAAACAGGACAAGCGTAATTATGGATATTATTGACTCAGCAAATGAAATAAACGAATTACATATTCAAGCATCATTATCAAATCGTAAACCAGCAATTAAATCTCATAACGGAATGTGTATTTGGTGTCACGAAGAACCTGTTGCACCTAATAGCGCATATTGCAGTAAAGATTGTGGTGATGACCATGAACAGTATAAACGGAAGAATGGATAGTATTGCATTAGAAAACGCATGAAGGAAAATAGCAAAGTAATGCTTAATCGAGCTAAGAAGCCACGGAATACCCAACGACAAACTAACAACTCAGATCCTCGATAAATACACATCAAAGTTTAAGCCTCTAAATCACATGAACTATCAGGACAAGATGGTTCTATCGTATTACCTACGGAAATTACAAAAGGAAGAGAAAGATGGAAGCTGATTTAATTGATGAAAAAGACGTATTCAAAATGTTAGGTAAAAAGAGAACTGCAATTTGGAGATTAAGACGCAAATGCGGCTTCCCCGATCCAGTATTAAACTATCCGGCCAGATATAGATTATCAGCAATCAACAAATGGTTGGAGAATGGTGGAGTTAATGCAGATAAAAAAGAAGTGAGAAATTGA